AATGTCCTCATTGCAACAAAGCAGTATTTAGAGTTGATTATGATATAACACTTGTTGAACCAAAGGAGGAAGAATGAGTAAAAAGTTTATTGATTGTGCAGTGGAGTTACCTAAGACGACAGACAATGAATTTACCTGTTCAAGACTTTATGTTAAGGAAGGAGGAAGAATGATCAAGGGAGATTTAATCAGTTCTATTCGTATTGAAAAAGGAGATAAACTTTGTGATGTTGTTGTTTTTCTTGAAAAATTAAAAGAAAAGATGATGCTTGCAGATGTGGAAATGGTAGCACTAAACAATTTTGAAATTATATTTGGTGATAAAAATATAATAAAGGAGAAAGAATGAAATTATATGTTTCTTATAAAAGTTATTTATGGAATTATAAAGGATATGAACCACCGATAGCAACAAATTTATCAAGTAGTTATATTGAATTAGAAAAAAATGTTATTAATGAAAGTTCGATAGAAGAAATAAAGGCAATAATAGAAAAAGAAGAACATGAAAGATACAAAAAAATTACACCAATAGGTTCAACAGAAGTTATAATACTTGGGATAACAAAATTAGATAAGGATGAAGAATGACAGGATGGGCAATGTTTTGGATTTTTTGTATAGTATTAGCTATTTGTGTTGAGATAGAACACCTTGTAGCAAATGCAAGAGAAAGATGGTTGGTAAAAAACGGTTATTCATACGAACCAGAAAAGCATTGTTGGATAAAAAAGAGTAAAGAGTTTATTGGTTATACAGGACCTTTTCCTAAACCAACAGGAACTGGATTTGAGGGTCTGAAAAAAAGTCTTGAACAAGATGAAAAACTTTGGGTGGATGCAAATGATTAAATTAGATGAATTACATAATCTTGTTAAAGAACATCCATTTAGAACTAATAATGATAACAAATATCTTGTTAGTTATTTGGAATTATTGGATAAATTCTTTAAAGAATTCCGAAAAACTTTTTTAGACTTAACAAATAAACAGTATGTTGGATTAGATAGGATGACACACGACTTAAATGCTACTTTGTGGAAATGTAAAAAATGTAAAACAATTACACCAATACAGTTGCAATATCTTGAAGTAGGATTAACTGTGTATCATCATTATATGGAATACAAAGAGTGTCCTTGTTTTTATGTATTGAGTAAAGAAATAATATATTGTCATCAATGGTCTAAAAAATATCAAAAATATTTTCTTAAATTATCCGATAAGGAAAAATATTTGAAAATGCAGAAAGATTTAAGAAAATTGTGGGGTAAACAAACTGGTGATATTGAAGAAGTAATAAATGACAGTTGTAATGAATGGCAATATATCTATGACAATTATGATAAAATATTTAATGATGATACAGAAACTTCTTGTCATTAAACTAATTTTATGATATAATATTTCTATTGAAAGGAAATAATATGATAATAGATAATACAGATAAATTGAAAGATTATTAGTATTTAAACCAAATACTTATGTTGATTATAAATTAAGAAAAAATGGAACAGAAATGAATTAAGGATAAGGGGATATGGAAGAAAAACAAGGTGTATTCCAACTTATTATGGATATGGGGTTGAATGAAAACTCAACCCCATTAAAAAATGGGTTAGAGAAAGAGTTTGAATATAATAGAGAATTATTAAGACACCCAAAAACAATGGATAAGATTAAGTATTATGGATTAATAAATAGACAAATTTATATACAAAGACAATTAACAAAAATTAGAGAATAACCCTATTGACATTTAATATATTTTAATATATATTACATTGTAAAGGAGATATTAATTATGAATTTTACTGAATATATTTTACTTGTTTTGTTTCTTTTGCCATATTTTTTATTTTTAGGAACAATTATTGTAGCATTAATTTATTTTCCATTTTATTTGTTTAAATTGTTTAAGGATAGTAAAAATGTTGATAGATAATACACATAAACTTAAAGATTTTTTAGTATTTGAACCAAATACATTTTATAAATTTGTTGTTCTTTTGAGAGAAAAGGATGGTAAAACTATATTAACAACTTATGATAAAAAGGAAATTATTGTTAAACAATGGTTAGTTGATTCACAAGAAAAACTTGATGAAATGTTACCAGATATGTTAACTATTACTAAAATGTTTAATGGTAGATTGTATGTTACTGCTGATAGAAAAGATGTTGCTAAAACACTATTTCAAATGAAAACAAAGGCAGATGTATATATAAAACAAATGTTTTTTGGAAATAGAACAGAAATATCTGTAAAACAATTAAATAAAATTTTGTCATCTACAACATCTATGGCAGAAACATCAAGTAATAAAAAACTGTGGTTGTTTGATGTAGATACAAAATCTATAGTTGTTAAAGAATATATTGAAACACTTTGTGGTGAATATTATTTAACAACACTAGAAACAAAAAATGGTTATCATGTGTTGGCAAAAAAAGAATTTAATGCTAGAGAAAAAATGAAAGAATATAATGATTATGCATATAAAATAGGACAACAAATGGTATTTTTAGATAAACAAAATAAACCATTAGTTGAATTAAAAGATAATGCATTAACATTGGTTGCTATGGGATAGAAAGGAAGTTTGATAATGTTAAAATTGTTTTTTATTTTATTATTTGTATTATATTTGATTGATAGAAAGGTACTTTGATAATGTTAAAATGGTTTTTTATTTTATTATTTGTATTATATTTGATTGGTTGTATTTGGTTGGGATTAAATCCAGGTAAATTGGATAATATTGACATAAATGTTATTGTCAATTCTATGAGAACTATGTTATAATATATAATATGATTTAATATATTAAGGAGTATTAAAAAATGAGTTATAGAACAAGTGAATGGGTTTCTAATGGACATCCTGATAAAGTTGCTGATGGTATTAGTGAATATATTTTGGATAGATTAATTGAATTAGACCCAAATGTAAGATATGCATTAGAAGTTCAAATCAAGGGTGAGTGGGTAACACTTGGTGGTGAGATTACTACAACAGCAGATGTTGTTGAAGGTGATTATCAAACTTGGGTAAGAGAAGCAGTAGAAAAAATTGGTTATACAAGAGAATATCAGAATAAATGGGGTAAAGAAAACACAATTTGTGGTAGAGATTTGTTGGTAGCATGTAATATTTCCAAACAATCACCAGATATTTCAATGGGTGTAGATAATTTTGGTTGGGGTGATCAAGGGATTTTTTATGGTTATGCTGAAAATAATGAAGAAACAGAATATATGCCAAAAGATTTGTTTTATGCAAAACAATTAGGAACAATTCTTTATTATCAAGCATTGGAAACAAATGTTGGTGGTTTAGATATTAAAACCCAAATTACTTTGAAAGATGATGAAATCTATAAAGTAATTGTTGCTATTCCAGTATTATCTGAACATGAAATGGAAGAAATCAAATCAACTGTTGATTATTGGTTAGAGGTTACACATAATACTCATTGTGAAAATATTATCATCAATGGAACGGGGATTTATCAAAAACATGGACCAATTGCTGATTGTGGTACAACAGGAAGAAAATTAGCAGTAGATTTTTATGGTGGAAATTCACCAATTGGTGGTGGTGCATGGGTTACCAAAGATGGAACAAAAGCTGATTTAACTTTAAACATGTATGCAAGAGATATTGCTTTAAAACAATTAAAGTATTTGAATGAATCAATGGATGGGTTATATTGTGTTAAGACTGGGTTGTCATGTTGCATTGGAAAAGAAAGTATTATAGTATCTATTGAATGGTATGATAAAGATAAAACACTTCTTGGTTCAAAAGATTATGAAACAAGAGTATCCCATCAATCATTGATTAAAACATATAATTTGAATAAACCAAACTTCTTTAATATGAATAGAGATGGTTTTTTAAGAGGGATTAAATAGATATGGGTTATAAGTGTCAATTTTGTAATAAAGTGTATAAAACAGAACGTGGATTGAATAATCACACATGTGAATATATGCTTAGAATACAAGACAGCAATATCAATAGAATTTTAAATAATTGGTTGATGTATAAAACCATATACAAAATTTCAACTAAGAAAAATACTAAAGATGAAGTATTAGATATGGTTAAATCTACATATTACAAAACATTTAAACAATTCTCTGATTGGTGTGATAGTATTGACATAGTTGACACTTATTCATATATTGGTTATTTGAAAAAATATAATGTTCCATTAAAGATGTGGGTATCAGACAAATATTATAGAATGTTTTTAAATGATTATATACAAAATGAACCATTGGCAAATGCATGTGAAAGAAGTATTAATGAGTTAAAAAAATTAAACTTAACATTAGAAACAATTTCACAAAATAGATTATTTCTGTTATTATTAAGTGGTAAATTATCTATTAAATATTTAGATTCAGTTAAGTATCCATATAGAAAAATATTAGATGATGGACAAAAGAAAGAGTTAAATATAAAATGACATATAATATTCCAGATTTAGATATTGATGTGGCAAATAGGGATGACATATTAAAACATTTAAAACATATCCCAGCATCAAGAATAAATGATAAAGGAATTCATCCACATGGTGTGGGTGTATATTTTTGTGATGTTCCTAATGATTTGATTAGTGGTTTGTGTTCAATTGATTATAAAAGAGCAGAAGAAGAATATGGTTTTATTAAAGTAGATATATTACATAATACTGCTTATGACAATTATAAATCAAGAACAGAAATACTTAATTGCTTGAATACTCCAATAAAATGGAAATTGTTAAATGATAGAAAATTTGTTGAAACATTGCCACATATTGGAACATATTATGATATGATGATGGAATTGCCACCAATTGATAGTATAGATAAATTAGCAATGTTTATTGCATTAATTAGACCAAATAAGAAATGTTTAATACCAATGGTGAAACACTATGGTTGGGATAGTATTGTTGATAAAATATGGATAAAAGAAGATGGTGGATATCAATATAAAAAATCACATGCAATAAGTTATGCAGTAATGATATCATTAAAACTACATTAATCTAAATGAATGATCTTTCTTTTTATTCTCTTTTCTGATAAGAATTTTAAATTAACACCTGTAAATCCACCAATGATTTGATAATCACCTGTATAAAGATGATGTTTACAATATTTAAAGTTTTTAAAATCATCCCTATAATATAAAGATATTGGTATTATTGGACACCTATTCCACCAATTTTCTGCTAACTTAAAAAATTTAATACAATCATCTGGTAACAGTTCATTGATTGTATAATAAGATATACAATTCTTTGATAAGAGTTGAATTAAACATAGTATTGTATTTTCTGTTTTCTTATCATAAAGAATGGTTAAATATGGTATATTATCATACATTTTATTTCCTTTTCAATGCTTTTGAAATATTTATATTGGTATATTTGATATTTTTATTTTTAACAATATTTTAAGGTAATAAATATGTTATATAATACTAAAAGGTTCATAAATGATAAGAATAAATTTATTTAAAAAAGATAGCATAGACATGAACTTATTAATTGGTTCATTGGAAAAGGAGAGATTTAATATGCCAATGTATAATACTGATATAACATTATGGAAAGGTGTTGATAATACTATTGAATTTTCAATTAGAAATCATGACAGAAAAGCAATACAAATTCCAAGCAATGGTAGTGTATTAAAATTTGTTGCAATTAATCAATCCTTGAAACAAAAACTTGAAAAAGAATTAATTGTTGTAAATGAAAACTTAGGAAGATACAAAGTTATAATATCAAATGAAGATTTAAAAAATTTTGATATTGGAACATTTGTTGGTCATGTGTCTGTTATTTCTGATACAGAAGAATTATTATATTCTGGAACAGATTGGTACCCATATTTTAATGTAGAAATAAAACCAAATAAATTAGAAATTTTAGATGAACCAATCATTTTAAATAACTTTAATAAAGAAGCAATTATTGATAATTTTGATGGAAATGTATACAATATATATACATCATCTGTTATTGATTCTATGATTACACCAAATCATACATTTATTTTAAAACTCAATGATTTTAATGGAATAATATACATACAAGGTTCAAATGAAGAAAACCCAGAACATAGAAATGATGATTGGTTCACAATTGAAACCATTGATTATACAAACGAAGAAGAAAGTTATACAGGTAATATAACAGTTTCAACAGAGTTAAAATGTTTATATACACGAGTTCAATATAAAGTTAAAGATGATAATAAATCTATAATTGAAGAAATACAATATAGAAATTAACGTCTGTGTTTATTTAACTTCCAAAAGTTATATCCACCACCAGTATTAAAACCATGTTTGTTTATTGATTTACCTTTACTGGACCAGGTTTCAAAATATCCTTGATTAAATGTCAAAGCATTTAATATTGATTTGTATATTGGTTTTAGTGATTTATATTTAAAAGTTACAAATCCATTCTCTTTATTAAATCTATATTCTTTTAATTTTTTATCATAGTAGATAGAATATAATGGATATTCATTAGATTTATCTTTACCATCATCCATACTTCCAAGTCTAACAACACCATCAGATAACATTTCTTGTTGTTTTATTTCAGATATATCATCAGAGTATAATATATCACCTCTTGAATCCTTATTAGTGTTTCTATCATTGATTATTTTTTTGTTTTTTTCTATCTCTGTGTTAGAAAATGATAATATTGATGATACAACACCAATATCATTTGTGTATACAAAATCTAATTGAGGTGTATATGATTCAATATATATTCTATCATCTTCTTCTGAATAAACCTCTTTAATAGTATCAAAATAATGAATATTACAGTTGTTAATTGGACTTAATTCACCATTTATACATCTATATATATTATTTAATATATTTAATTGTATTGGTTTATCTCTTGTTGTTATATATGTTGTTGGTGTTAATGTTTTATCTACTTCTTCTAATTGAAAACCAGATGCATATAAACTATATTTTTCAGTTGTTGCTGTTGATTCATAAAATATATCATTTTTTCTATTTAATATATTTAATTGACATCTAAACTGTGAAACAAAATCAAATTTTCCAGTAATATAGATTCTATGATATATATTGTCATTTATTGTAATTTTTTCAATATTAGCAGACATATTAGATATCAATGATTTAAATTTATTCAAATGAGATGAATTTTGATAATATGATTTATCAACAATCAATGGTTCAATAGTAGTTCTTGGGTTGTTATCATTCAATAAAAATGTTGCATAAATACCAACATTGTAAGTATCACTAAATAAAGACAATAAAACATTATTATCAGAACTATTGTTTAGATTTTTTACATAACAACTAAAACACATTGTTTTCATATGTTTATTATAAAATATTTGAGACATACTATGTTCAACTGGACCATTTACTTTTGATTCATTCATTGTTTCTAATAAAAGCATATTTTGATATGTATAAGGTAATTCAAATGTATATTTTGAATTTACATTTATATTATTTCTAACCCAATAATATTTTTCATCCTTGGTTGGTGTTTTTGAAAGTTTGTTATAATTTCTTTCTTTTGTTATAATTTCTGAATAACATATATGGTTCTTTTTCTTATTATATAATGCTATATAATCACCTTCTTTAAATTGTGATTTATCTAATAAATCAATATTTTTGTTGTAAAATTTATGCAAAGTATTTTCTAATTTTATCCATTTAGAATTTGCATAAATGTATAAATCTTCATCATTAGATGGTTGAATAAGATTTGATGAATGTATTTTATTTATAGATTGACTCATTAGTAATATCCCATTAATATCTTTTATAAAATTATTTATACAATCTTTTTCATAAATAATTGTATAGATATTATATAAGGAATTGATTATGGAAAATTATGGTAAAAGTAGATATTTTAAATTTAAAATCACAAATCCTAATAAATCAGCATCTGATAAAAAGGCTGGTTTTATTGATTCTATGCCTTCACAAGAATATGTGGATTTTGACCCAGAACTTGGAACATTAGAGGAATATGTTGCAAAAGGTTTGGGATATATTAGATGGTTGAATCTAAGTTTGGCATTAAGTAATTTTGGTATTTTTAGATTAGAAGTTGATTCATTGGATGGTGCAACATCTATTGAAACTCCTAATTCTATTGAATTCACAATTGGATATGAACAAACAGATGCTATGTATTTAAAAATAGGAGATACAGTTTATCATGATATTGATGTATTAAAATATTTAACAGCATATGTTATGTCAAATAATTATTCATCTTTTGTTCATGTATATGATCCATCTCGTGATGATTTTGGAAAAAATCCAAGTTTAGAACGTGTTGGTATTGTAGATAAATTTTTGACAGCAGAAAAATTATGTGATACAATTGATAGTGCTTATCCTTTTATTTCTATTGTTGAAGTAGATGGGTTAGATGGTGATGAAACTATTAAGTTTTAATAATGGTTTATAAAAATATTATATGACTATTGGAAAAAATATTGAATTCCAATAGTCATTTTTATATAATCACAAATGAAATGGAGAAACTTATATGAATATTGCATTTTTAACTTTTTTCACATCAATTTTATTATCTATTACTTCTGGTTTTTGTACAGTAATTGGAATTGGTAATATTTTTACATCTGCACCAATTACTACAATGGTGATTGCATCCACAATTGAATTTGGTAGAGTTGTTTTAATATATGTTTTGCATCATTTTTGGAAAACAATGCCAATGATTAAAAAAATTCCCGGAATTCTAATGTTAATCATTGCAATGTCATTATCAGCATTGGGTGTATTTGGGTTTTTTGCTAATGCATATTCAGCAAAAACAAAAGAAGTAATTCCAATTGAATATGAGATAAAAAATTTAGAATCAAATATACCAATATATCAATCTGAAATTGATTTAAACAATAAACAAATAGTTGATATACAAAAAATAATGTCATCTTCATCTATGGATAAAGCAATTGAGAAATATATTGAAAAAGAATATGTTACAAAAGCATTAAATGTAAAAAAAGATTTACAAAAACAAATATCAACACTCACAAATAATAACAAAGAACTGAATACAAAAATCATTGATATAAAAAAGAAAATAACAGAATTACAAAAAGAGTCAGAGGAAAAAGCACCAAGTATAGCACACTTAAAATATTTTGCCAAATTGTTAAACACAAATAATGATACTGCTATTATTACATTTATTGTTATGATAATGTTGGTTTTTGATACATTGGCAATGTATTTAATGGTTACATCTGATTGGATAAAAATGGTATCAAAAGAAACTATTATTGAACCAATACAAGAAACAATTAAACCAAAGAAAACAAGAAAAAAACGTTCAAAGAAAAACATTGAAACAAATGAACCAACAGAAAAAATTATTGAGGTCATTGAAGATATTGAAAACTTGGAAAAAATTCCAGAAGTAAATGAAATTATTGAAGATAATAAAAATAATATTGAAAATCGAGTATCAAAATTGGTAAAATTATTATTAGAGGATGACAGTATTATTGATAATCCTTCATTTATAAAATCACTATCTATAACACCAATGATAGTAAATAAATTAGAAAAAGAATTGGGTTCTGATAGTGAAATTATCAAAAAAATTAAACATAAACTGAAAAAATAAAAAGGTGGTGATATAATAATGGCAGTTTATAAAAATAAAAAGAAAACTCTTGGAACAACAGTATATGTTATTGATAATGACATTAATCGTGCAATTTCAATGGTTAGACATATTTGTGCTCCAATTATTAAAGAGTATAAAGAAAAGCGATATTTTGAAAAACCTTCTGATAAACGCAGAAGAAAAGCAAAAGAAAGTATTCGTAAATTAAAGAGAAAATTGCATTTTAGAGAATTTTAAGGTATAATCCTTAAATAGTTGGTTGGGAAGAAACAACTTTAAAAATTCTTCCCATTAGGTCAAAAAAATAATACAAAACAATTAATACAAGGAGAAAAACTATGGCATTGAATTTAAAAGAAATGAGAGCAAAAATGGAAAGTAAAAATTCTTCATCACAATTTCAAAATAATACAGGAAGTTCTGATATTTTCAAATTTGGTGATTTAAAAGTTGGTGATGAAGTTAGAATTAGATTTGTTGAAGATGCTGATACAACTAATTCATTCTTTTGGAGAGAAAGACATTCACGAACATTAAGATTTGATTCATTATTGTTACCTAATGGTTCAACAATGATGAAAGATACTTATGTTTCTGTTCCTGCTTTTAATCTTAAATCTAATGAAACAAGTTTAGATGATTTACCACAAGAATACTTATATAAATCAAATGAAGATGTCATTCAACAAAAAATCAAAGGATTTTGGATTGATGGTGACAAAACTTCACAAGCATTATATAACAAGTTTGGTAAAAAAGTAACATATTTATTCCAAGGATTTGTTAGAAGTCCAGGTTATGAAACAAAACTTTATAGATTTGTTGTCAATAAAGAATTGTTTAATTTAATCAAAACATTCATGACAGATTCTGAAATTGAGGATGTACCTTGTGATGTAGTAAATGGTAGAGATTTCATTTTAAAAGTATCTGAGAAAAATGCTGTTATTAATGGTTCTAATACTAAAGTTAAAGACTATGTAACACAATCTAAATGGTCAAGTAAAGTTACACCATTAACAGAAGAAGAAAAAGCATTTTTGGAAACTAATGGTGCATTTGATTTGAAAAAATATTTACCAAAACGTCCAACTGCTGAGCAAGAAACAATTATGTTAGAAATGTATAATGCTTCTTATGATGGCAACCCATATGATATTAAAAATTGGGCAAGCACATATCGTCCTGATAATATTAGGTTAGACCAAGATGGTAATGTCAAGTTGAAAGAAGGTGATGCTACTGTTAATTTGGGGACAGAGATTCCACAATCTCAACCAATGCAACCAGTATATCAACAAATTGTTCAACAACCAATGTACAACCCATTGATGGCAGGTGAACAAGTATTTATGGCTCAAATGGCACAATCTGTGCAACAACCTTTAGTTCAACCAGTATATCAACAAGTTGCTCAACCAATTGTTGAACAACCAAATTGGAATGGTTATAATACACCTGAAAATCGTCAAATGTTGGTTGATAGTCCAGTTCAAGTTCAACAAGAACCTGTAAGACAAACTGCATCACAAATTGCAAAACCTGTCACAGATAGTGTTTCTGCAAATAGTGTTCCAGATAGTGTTTCAGAAATTATGAAAAAATTGAATTTGGGTGCTTAATTTGATATAATGGGTGGATTGGAAAAATCCTTTCCACCCATACTTTCAAATAACAATATGAGGAGATTATAAGAATGAAACCAATTGATTTAAGTAAATTTAAAAAGGGACTTGAAAAAAGTTCTATGTCTATTTCTGTTGGATTTAGAGACCCCAAAACATGGATTCATACAGGAAACTATGGATTAAACTATCGTGTTAGTGGTGATTTTAAAAAGGGATTCCCATTAGAAGGGAAAATGACCTTATTAGCAGGAGAAAGTGGAACAGGTAAATCTTATTTAGCATCAGGAAACATTGTTAAATGGTGTCAAGATAATGGTGTATTACCTATTATTATTGATACAGAAAATGCATTGGATGAAACATGGATGAAGAATTTTGGTATTGATCCAGATGGTTATATTATGAAAATTTCTGCTGCAATGCTAGATGATATTGCTAAAATTATGTCAGATTTTATTTCTGAATATAAAAGTAATTATGGTTCAGTAGATTATGATGAAAGACCTAAAGTATTGTTTGTTGTTGACTCATTGGGTATGGCAATTACACCAACTGAATCAGAACAATTTGATAAAGGTGATATGAAGGGTGATATGGGTAGAAAACAAAAACAAATTTATTCTATCTGTAGAAACTTTATTGCATCATGTGGTTCAGAACCAATTGGTTTATTGGCAACACAACACACATATGTAAGTCAAGATATGTTTAACCCTGATGCAAAGATTGCAGGTGGTTCTGGGTTAGAATTTACACCATCTGTTATTATTGCAATGACTAAACGTAAATTAAAAGAAGATGAAGATGGAAATAAAACATCTGATGTAAAAGGTATTAAAGTATCAGCAATGGTTAGAAAAACCCGTTATGCTCAACCATTCCAACCTGTTAACTTTAATATCCCTTGGGATACGGGTATGGATGCATATAGTGGACTATTTGAATTATTTACAGAATCTGTTAAAGTCAATGGACAACCATTACTTCAAAAAGAAGGTAATCAATATGCATACTATTCTTTAAAAACAGGTGAACAAGTATTTAAAAAGTTTAGAAAGAATATTGAAAATACTGATTATGATTTAATTATGAATGATTATTCTGAATATCAAAATGAACCTAAATCAGAAATGATTGAAACAGAATAATAAATAAGTGGCAGATAATCTTAAAAATGGAGAAATAAAAAATGACAATAGAACAAGTTTATCACATATTAGTATTGATGTTAGAATACATTAATAATAAAGAAAGAGAGTCTGCCTTATTTGCTTTGTTGGATTTAGTATATGAAAATGATGTATGTGATATTGTAGAATTAAAAGAGTATGCTGAATCTGAAGAAAATGATTGGGTTGCTAAAAAAATCAACACATATCTTAAGCAAAATGGTTTAGATGAAGAAGATGAGGAAGAATGGTAAATGACAAATGAATATTTTCAATCAGTAAAGAAAGATGAATCAACATTACCACAGGCATTAGAATATTTTAATAATGAATATGAAGAAGCAAGAGAAGAAGTGAAAATCAAGGGGTCTTTGACAGAATGTGTATCTAAAATTTCATCAAGATATGAATATAGAGTATCACAATTACAAGAAATTGAGGCAATTTTAAAACATTTTGAAATTAAATTGAGTCAAAGAAAATCAGCATTATATCAGAAGTTTTTAGAAAACTATAATAGAAGTCTGTCAAGCACTGATATTAAAATTTATATTGAGGGAAACCCAGAAATATGTGCAATTCAACAAATTTTAAATGAAATTGCATTAGTTAGGAATAAGTATTTGGGTCTAACAAAAGGATTTGAAACAGCAAACTATCAATTATCTAATTTATCAAAATTATATGCTGCTGGTGTTGATGGTGTCCAAATATAATTATTTTAAGTAAAAATTAAATATAAATATTTGTATAAACAAATTTTTTATGGAGAATAAAATATGGCAGTTAGAATACAATTAAGAAGAGATACACAAGCAAATTGGGAATCTCATAATCCTATTTTATCAAGTGGTGAAATGGGTATTGAAACAGATACAAATGAATTTAAATTTGGTAATGGAACAGATGCATGGAATGACTTATCATATGTAAAAACAACCATTGAATCAACACCATCAGAACCATCAGAACCAATTGATCAAGAATTAATCAATGATGTGAATGAAATTAAAAAAGTGTTAACCATTGAATCCAAAGGTGCAACATTTGTAACATTACATGATGGATTTGCAACAGATTATAAAAGTGGTCATCCTACTTTATCACTTGATACAACGTGGCCGGGTTTTGGGTCAGCAGAATATATATTAAATACAGAAGTTTCTAAAACTGTTGATATTCACACACATTGGTATTCAAGTGATATCAATAGTGTTTTATATGCATTTGTTGATGAAGATAACAAGTATATTAAAAAAGTTTTTGTTAAAGATGTAGGTGGTCAAAGTAAGGTTCATTTAGACTATAATGGTGAAAATATTGAGATACCAGAAGGTGCTACAAGACTTTTTATAAACTGTAAAATTTCAAACAATCCAAGTGGATATGAAGAATTTAATGGTGTAATACCAACATGTTCATCAGAGACTATAACAGAATTAATTGATATTAAAGATTGTTTATCAACAGTATATAAAGCACAATATGTTACAGAAGCAGATGGGTTTTATCACGTTAATGGATCAAATATGGTATATTTAAACACAAGTAATCCAATATTTCTTGAAAATTATAAGGGTTATGTTTATGATGTTTCAAATATCCTTAGTGTTGATATAACAACCCACTGGAAATCATCAGATAATTCCTGTTATGTTTGGTTTTTTGCAGATGAATTAGGAAATATCATTAAATCATTATCATTAGGTGCTGCTGGTGCTGTTGCAGGTGAACAATTTACTTATAGTGCTAATGTTCAAGTTCCTGCAGGTTCAAAATATGTTTATATTAACGCACGAAAATCTGGTAATTTGGATTCATCATTGGATGGTGTCCCTGCAACTTGTACTTCGGATGAAGTTTTAAAATTATATACTATGAAAGATTTAGATCAAAGAGTTAAAAATTTAGAAGGTAATTCTGGAAGTTCAGAAGGAACAACAAGTAATGGTTATTCCAAAAAAATAAAAATCTTATTTATTGGTAACTCAATGACACAAGATTGTACAAGTTATGTTCCATTAATTTTGAGAAATTTAGCACCAGAATTAGATTTCACAATCTATAATTGGTATCATGCATCATATACATTAGCACAACATTTAGCAGATTGGAAAGCAGGAATTGGTGCAAATATTTTATCTTTAGCACAAAATACACACACTTGGAGTTCTGTAAACAAATTAATGCCAGATTTATTAAAAGAAAAATTTGATATTATTGTTTTACAAGAATACTTTAATCCAAACAGAATGCCAACATATGATGATGCAGCATTTGCAACATATGAAGAAGTTGTAAATTATATTCAAGATAATCATACAACACCATTTGAATTGGCAACATTATTCCATCAACCACATAGAACAGATGCATCAAATAATATGGATGAAATCTATAAAACAACTTATGATGGAATTATCAGACAATTAAGAGAAACACCTACACTTTCAGTTATTCCATCTGGTATTGCTATGTATTATGCTTGTAAAGATGAAGAATTAAATGCATTGGGTTCAGCAGGTGGTTTATCACCAGATGGTATTCATGCACAAGAAGGATTGCCTTGTATGATTCAAGCATATGTAACTGCACAATGGATTTTAGAAAAAGTTGCAATTGGAAGATCAATTTTAAATGATTCAACAAGAGTAACAGCATCTAATTACCCATCAATTAATGTTCCAGGTGCTAATGGTTCTGTTGTTGAAGGGACTGATTCTCAATACAGAAAAGCACAACGTTTAGCAATGAAAGCAATTAAAATTGGTAAACATATGAATAATACTGCATTTTCTGAAATTGAATCAGAAGAAACTGCATCTGAATAAAATAATAAAACAAATAAAAAGACTTGGTATTTCTACCAAGTCTTTTTTAATATTTAAATTATAAAAAATTATAATTCTTCTTGTTCTGTTGTTGCAGCATCACCACCATCTAATGTTTCTGTTGGTTCAGTTGCAGCATCACCACCATCTAAACTTGTTACAGCAGGTGTTTCTGATTTTTCAAAATAATGATATTGAATTGTTTTACCACCATTTTCAATACCAAATTCTGGTTCTAATGTAGTAGCAGCTCTAACATATTTGTATGTTGATGGAACTTTTACATGAGCTTCTGTTGTTGTTGATGTTATAATTGCCATTTTTGACAATGATTCATCAATTTCAATTTTATTACTTGTCAATGTATTTAAAGCACCATTGATACCTTCATACATTTCTAATGGGTTTTGATCTGCATCATAGAATAAGAATGTTGCATAACCACCACCACTAAAATCATATAAGTCAGCATCAAAAATGACACCACCTTCTTTTAATTCAACTGGTTCTGTGATTACGCGCACAGGAATTGTAGTTGTATTACCTGATTCTAAACTTGTTACAGAACCAGCAGTTGAACCGGCAACAGATGGTTTACTAGAATCATAAATATATGTGTTGTTACTTAACAAATTACCACGAACAACATTTACTAAATATTTTTTTGTTTCAATACTTCCAATGCTAACAGTTTCATCAGCAAATTTGATTTCATTATCTTCTGTTAATTCATATGAATAAATGCCTTTTGATGTAACAAAAATATTTTTTGTAATTTTTAATACTGGTACATCTTCATCATTAATAGATAGTGATAATTTTACATCATAATCATTTGTATAAGAATCAGATAAACGAACAACATTTCTTCCTTCTTCACCAGAAATCAAATATTTGTTATAACCAACTTGTTTACCTAAAACAACACTTGAACCATCCTTCTTTGTTGCAGATAAGTTCATTTTTTCTAATGTTTCTTTTCTTAATGGTCTTCCCATAATATTCTCCTTAAATAATTTATACAGATAACAAATTATTTTATTATCTGTATATTATTTATTATATATACATACAATAAATAGAAGATAAACAATCAATCACCCACAATTATTATTGACATATTATATTTTTAATATTAATATGTTTCATATCTATTATAAAAAGGAGAAAAAATAATGTTTGATAGAAAAGAAATTTTAAACATTATTACTAAACTAATCGCAGACAATTATTATGGTGTAAATATTGATATTATAGAGGAATCATCAATAATTAATGGAACAAAATGTGGATTAGATAGTTTGGATTGGATAGAGTTAATAATGTTATTAGAAGAAAAATTTAATGTTCAAATATCAGAATCAGAAATTGAAAATATATCAGATGTAAAAACACTAATTGATATAATAATTGATAAAATGGAGAAAAAATAATGACAGTAAGAGTAGGACAATTTGAAAAAATTAGTTATGAACAATGGCATAAAGATTTTGGTGATAATGACCAACATAGTTTTGATGCAGTATTAGATGAAATACCAATGCCAAAACGTGCCACAAAAGGTTCTGCAGGTTATGATATAGCAACACCATATGATATTGATTTAAACCCTAATGGAGAGATTTTAGTTCCAACCGGTTTAAAATGTAAAATTGATAATGGTTGGGGATTATTTGCTCTACCAAAATCTGGTTTAGGATTTAAATATTATGTAAGATTGGCCAACACAATTGGTTTGATTGATGAAGATTATTACAACAATGAGGGTAATGAAGGACATATATGGGTAAAAATTCGCAATGAGGGTTCAAAACCATTACACATTGATGCTCATAAAGGTGTTTGTCAAATGGTATTTTTACCTTATGGTATTACATATGATGATGAAACAGAGGGTATTAGAGAAGGTGGGTTTGGTTCAACCAATTCATAATAAAATATAACTCAAAAGAAAAAAGACCACTTGTTAGTGGTCTTTTTGATTAAGTAATTCTATATTGGAATCAATAAATAATCATATATAATATTATATCAAGGAATTATAATGACAAGAAACACAAAAGAGATTTCATTAATTCAAATTCGTTCAGGTGATTTAGCACAATTACCAAAAGCATTGCATCAAGCAGAATTTGGGTTGGCAAAAGACCAAAATAGATTATTCATTGGTAATGCCATTAACACACAATTAGCAAATAGAACTTCTGAATTTCCTTATCAAAACTTAGAAATTTTAACAGAATTTTCTGAGTTAAAAGATTATTTCAAATATTCATATGAAAACAATATACAATCTGTTGGTGGGGAAAATAAAAGAAGTGAATATAAAGAATTTTTACCAATTGTAATACAGTGTTTATATGAATCTCCAATTATTGAAACATCAACATCAATTAAAATTAATGGTGTAGAAATAGAATTTAATGTTTCTGATAAACAATTGGAAATGTTAGATATTGTTGATATTATTAACAGTCATTCAGATGAAACACATACTTATGCAACTGTATTATCAGGAACAACAACATTAACATTTATTTGTTTTTCATCATCATTTACAATTGAAGATGGTGTAAGTGGTTCTAATGTTGTTAGTAGTATATTTGGTATGCCATCAATTTATGAATCAAATATATTAATGCCTGTTAGAAAAGTAACAGAAAAAATGGATGATTATTTAAACATAACCGATTTTGGTGTATCTGGAGATGGGACCTCTAATTATTCTGATGTAATATTTGGTAGTTTATTAGAAGTATATAAAAATTACAATGATTCACAATTTTTTAGAAAGGTATTCTTTCCTGCTGGAACATATATAAATGAACCAAAAATACCATTAAATATGACAACCCCAATATCATATCCATTACCATTAGTTTCTAATTTACATATTGTTGGTGAAGGTATTGATAGAACAATAATCAAAAGAATTGGTGATAGTGCATATCCATTGTTTGATTGTTTAAATGAATCATTAACATTATCAAGTCATTGGAAAGAAGATGAATCTGTATCAATATCCAATATATTGATTGAGGATTTAACATTTGATTCACCAAATTTATTGGGAACACTAAATGGATTAAAAGATGTTGTGTTTAATAAAGTAAAATTTACAACACAAGATGTTTCAGATTTATTTAATATAACAAATTGTTCAAATATTATATTTAATGAATGTTTATTTGAAAATTCAGATTATGGTATATTAATTAATGGTAATTCGAAAAATATCACATTTAATAATTGTTATTTTAAAGACATTAAGAGACAAGCAATTATATTTAGTTCAGCATCATGTTGTAATTTAAATTCAAATATATTTAATAATTGTTGTTCAAATACTGAAACAAGTGAAGTATTACTCTTGGATAATGATTCTAAATATATTTCTATTCACCAATCACAATTTGATGAAAACATAATAAAACAGGAAAATAATAAACTCCCATTTATTGATAATGGTAACTATAATTTTTGTGACACATTAGATATTACAACAGATGAAAGAAAACATTTAAGATTTTATTTTGCACAACCAAAATGGGATTTTATTAAAACATTATATACACCAAATGGTGAACCAATATTATCAACAGTAGATGATGAGAATGCATCATTACAAATTACAAATGATGGCAATTTAAATTTAATATCAACAGTTGATGGTGATACAACTATTCAAACAAAAGCATCATCCAATGTGATAATTGGTAAAAGTTTAGATGATACAGAAGAATCCGGAAAAGTTATATTTAATAAAGATATAGATGTAAATGGTAATAAAATTATCAATGATGTTGAAAAAACAGAATTGGTTATTAAACCAGCACCAGATATGCCAATAACAATTGAAGAAAATACATTTACAGAAACACCATATAATGAATTAATTGTTGGTGATTTAGATGCTGTACCAAATGTTGCATATGTTGAAGAGGCAGCAAATACAACTTTAACATTCAAAATAACATCTGAATCATTAAAAAATGAACAAACTGGTGAAAATGTATCACAAGCAAATGAATTGGATTTAATTACTTTTGCAAATACTAAATTTGGTGATACTGTATATTTAAAATCAATATCAATTAATGTTTTAAAACCTTTTTATAAAGCATATAAAAACAAACAAAAAGCAGTTGATTATTCACCAACATACACATATTATGCAGGAGATGTAGTAAAAAGTGGTGATTCATATGGTATTGTAAAAAATACTCATATTGCAACTAATTCAGAATTTGATGAAAATGTTGTATTAATGAGTGATAATGATATTTCTGATATTTCATATATTGATATTATTGCAAGTAATGTTAATAATGGGGCAACTTATTCACTAACAAGCACATTTGAAAATGATATCCATGATGTTTCAAGTGATTATTATAAACTAACTGCAAACATTGGTGGAATTAATAATTATGGATTAAATCCTTCTGAATTTGATGAATCAAAAATATATGGTGAAAGAGATAGTTTAGTTAAACATCAAGATAAAATATTCTGCATATATGAATTAGATACAGAAAAAACATTTACTCCAATTGAATTACATAACACCGATTTGGCATATAAAAAATATTCTGATGGATTTAATTATATATATGATATGGATAGAATGATTGTTGATAATTCTAATAATAATTCTGTGCTATTATCATTAAACAATTTTGTAAATTATACACTAAAAATTAGATTTGCAGATGAAAATGGTGTATTATTAAATGAAATAAATGATAAAACACAATTAAACCCTGGTGGTGAAATGATAATTAGAATTGAATACACTAAGAGAAAACTTATATAATGGGATAGATAATGAAGATTAAATCATTTTTAATAGAAAAATTAGTTCAATCAAGTTGGTTAGAAGATATAAGTTATTATAATCGTCATAATAGAATGTTCCCAGGTGAAGAAGTAATAACCTTTAGAGTCAAGGGAAATCCAAAAACATATATTGTCAGAGGATTAACTAGACATGACTATATTGAGTGGATAAAAAGTTCATCAAAAGGAAAAATGTATCATAAATTAAAACATTATTTTGCAAGAGGATGGTATGATACAAACCCATTTAAAATTATTGATAGAAGCAAAATTAAACCAATAAAAAAAGAGAAGTTATAACTTCTCTTTTTTCCACATTCATACCAATATTATTTAATATTGAATATATAATCACCATATGATATAATTTTCAATGTTATAGAATGAGTATTTTTATATCTAAATTATTAAAATAAAAACTCTTAAATAAGGAGAATAATATGGCAAATATATTCATATCTGATAAGTTATATAAAACATTAACAAATAAAGAATTAATCAAAAAACAACAAGAACTTGAATTAAAATTATCAAGGGCAAGAACAATGACTTGTATTCCAAAAGGGGTGATATATGATATGACCACATTAATTAATATTATTGATGATGAGATTAATAAAAGATTAAATAATGGTGATATGGATGAAGATGAATTGGATGAAGATTATTAAACCATTTCTATTTCTTCTTATTGGTTTTTATTTTTGTTTTATGTGTTTTATAACATTATTTTTATATTGTTTTGTATTTTTATTTTTTATAATATGTTATATCATAAAAAATGAAGATAAAATGTGTGAATGTGTTTATACATTAATAGAATTATGGGAACTTCCATTTTATGAAACATTAGAGGTATTTGATAAGTTAAGTTATGACAGAAAAAGATTTAATAAATTTGGGTAATAGAGTTATAGATAAAAATGGTAATGTTGTTTACTTTAATAATTCATTAATTGAATTAATGTACAATGACATTATCCCAAGTGATGTTTTATATCCTGATAATGATTGTGATGTTAAAGCATTTAATAAGTTTAGTTATGAAAACTTTGATGATGTTTATTATCAATTACCACATAAGATAAAAACAGTTGAAGAAATAAAAAATAATTGGTTTTATCCAAAAGAATTTGATGAATTACCTTTGGATATATTCTTTAATGAATTGGTTAAACATAAATCACAAAAGTATAAGGATAGGGTAAAACTTGAATTAAACCTTTATAGAGAAAAAGGTATGGAAAAGTTTTTACGATTCTGTATATATCTTTCAACCATTATAGCAGAAAATGATTTGGTTGTAGGTGTTGGTCGTGGAAGTTCTGTATCAAGTTTATTATTGTATGAATTAAAAATTCATTTAATTGACCCAATTAAATATGAGTTGGATATAAGAGAATTTTTAAAATAAAGTTTAATATAAATTTCCTATTGACATCCAAGAATAATTATGATATATTAACTTGTCAATAAGAAACTTAAATGATTGAGGTAAAATACTATGAAATTTAGAATTATGTCAGATTTACATGTTGATGTCAATGAAAGATTCCCATTAAGATGTATGGAAGATGGTGAAAAAATCTTTACCTTAATTGCTGGTGATATTTCTGGTGATCCAGTTGAGGACTTTAGATGGTTGAGAAATAATACAGATATGCATGGAGCATTTGTATCTGGAAATCATATTGTTTATAATTTTGATGATAAAACCATTCAAGAATTACAGGAAGCATTAAAAGTGTTTTGTCCAAATGAAGATGGTAAAAGATGGAGATATTTAGAAAAAGACCATATTGTATTGGAAGATGAAAAAACAGTAATTGTTGGTTCAACATTATGGACAGATTATAAGTATGGTGGTCCAGACCAAAATTATAATATGTTGATTGCTACAAAATCATTAAATGATTTTAGATGGGGTAAAATTTCTCATACAGAATCATTGACTCCACAATGGTGTTTAGAAGAACATAAGAAATCATTGGAATATATTGATAAAATCTGCAATGAATATAAAGATTATGATATTGTTGTTCTTTCCCATCATGCACCAAGTGAAGAATCCATTGCACCAATTTATAAAAATAAACCATCTAATGGTGCATATGTTAGTGATTTAAAAGATTTTATTTTGAATCATTCTAATATTAAGTTATGGGTTCACGGTCATGTTCATAATTTTTTTGAATATGAGATTGGTGATTGTAAGGTTATTTGTAATCCTAGGGGATATGTATTTAGAGGTGAAAGTAGATATTGGACACCAAATGTTATATATGATATGAAAACAAAATATCTTACTATAACACCGATTGAAATGAGCAAGGAAGAAAAAGAAGATTTAGATAAACAAGATATAGCAATAGAGAAATTATTGGGATTTTAACCAATAATTTCTTTTTAAATAGTAGTTTTTTGTATAATTACTACCATAAATAGAGTTATATATTTAAAGGAGTTATATATGGTTAAAAGTTTCCGTGGCAAAGAAGTTAATATGTTATCATTGATTAAAAAAAATGAACATAAAGTTTGTTTGGGTAATTCAAAAACAAATGCTAGAGGTGATATTATTGGAAAGGGTGGCATTATTATTAAAACCCGTGAGGAACAAATCAAAGAATATGAAGAACAGGTTAAACTACAATCTGGTTCTGTAAGTATGAAAGGAACCGAATTAACAAACATTGAAGAAAATTTAAAAAAATACACATCAAAACCAGAAAAAATTGTTCCAAAAAAACAGAAGAAAAAAGAAGAAACAGAAGAAACTATTGAGGAAGAAATTATTTTTGATGAGGAATAAAAATGGAAATAACAAGACCAATGATTCAATATTTTAATAATAGAACAAAAAAACATATTGAATATGTAAATTATTTTGCCAAAAAAGTTGGTTATTCATTTCCAAACCATGATTCAGATAAGTTTAATAGTGATTTAACAAAACCATATATTATTTTATCTTGGTGTTCTTTTAAAAAACAACCACTTCCAACAAAAGAATATGATGAATTAATAAATGCTATGAAATCTCACTATTCAACAAATAAACATCATCCAGAATATTGGGAAAATATTGATGATATGGATAAAGAAAGTTTGATTGAAATGTGTGCTGATTGGTGTGCTATGAGTAAAGAATATAATAATGATCCATTTAATTGGGCAGATAATAATATCAATATAAGATGGTATTTTAATGACAAACAGATTAAATTTATTTATAATACTATGAATATTATGTGGAGTGATGAATGATTGATTATGGTGTATATATTCCAAACTGTTTAGAATGTTTACCTTCAACAATGTATGTTGAAGAAATTGAATATGGAACAAGAACAACAAAATGGGGATTTGAAATACCACCAGAAAAAATGGATTCAGAGGGAAATTTTATTAGACCTAGATGGGCAAAAGTATTATGGAAAGCAAATAATATTAATAATGTAAATGTTGGTGAATATGTTTTATTAAAACATGGTCATTGGTCATCATCTATACTAATTATAACCAATAATGAAAAGAAAAAGGTATGGTATATATCACCAAAATCATATAAAGATGGTGTGATGGCAGTTTCAAAAGAGAAACCAAAAATTTTATATGAATATTAAAAAATCCCCTTATATAAGGGGATTTTTATTTATATATTCTCTATTAAACAGACTTATATACAGAGAATTTAGATAAATCATCTGTTGATTTAGTCATTCCTTCAGAAAACATTAAATACTTATCATTCCCACCACTTGTAATTGTTAGTGTTAAATCATCAGTTAAACCACCAACATAATTTGGACAAAGCATACCAGTATAAGGTGATTCAGAAACAGTAGCGGCACGCCATACTTGACCCGATACCTTAACTGATGAACGAGTGATTAAGTAAGTTGTGTTTGGTTCACATGGTATATAATATGTATCTGTCAATGTTGATTCTGTAATATTACCACTATTATTTGTTGAAATATAACCTGTTACAAAGTTTATATTTTGTGGGTCAAATAATCCTGTATTAAATAATATAGGAGTGAAATTACTTGTTGTATTTTCATTTAAGAAATATTTTTTAGAAACCAAATCATACATACAAGCAACTCTATTTTCATCAAAAACAGGAACTAAATATTGAACAAATTTACCATTTGCATCTTTAATCCAAAACTCAGAAATCATCATTGGAGTAATTGAATTCGACTGATTATATTGTGAGCGTCCAAAGAGTAAAAATGGATTATTAGTTTCTAAAATCTTATCAACAGATGTTTGTTCATGGTTAGCTTTAAGTTCTCCATTTACCCAATATTCGGTTGGTGTCATCATCATTTCTGTATATTCGCTTTTTTGCAAATCGGTGACATTTAAATAAGATGGGTCAAAATGGTTCATTGTTGTTCTACACAAAGTATCGCTTGTGGCCAATAAACCAAATTGTATAGTTAAACCTGTTCCAGATGTGTGATAAGCTCCATTGTAAGCATAACTAGATGTACCACCTGTTGTTTTCATCTTAATGTAAAGAGATTTATCGTAAAGGTCTTTTGATAAAAAACCAGTATCAATGTATTGAGTTCCTGTGCTTTCTAAACATTCTAATTGGTTTTGTAATATCCAACCAAATTCACCACTTCCTTTATTATAAAAATGTTTACATGATATTAAATCATACATACAAGGTATAAAATTTTTATCCAACACAGGGATTAAATATTGAACTAGCTCATCATTATCCCATAGTTTAAAATAGTAAATAACAACTGGGTCAGCATAATTTGTATCTACTCCACCAGAACCATTATTTCTCAAAAACAAGAAGTAATTGTTTGTTGCTAAATTTCCTGTATAATTCAATGAATAAGTTTCTGAATCATTAACTGTAAAACATTGGTTCTTAATATCAAGTAAAATACTTGATTTTACTGTTGATGGGTGTGTTGTAACAAATGTTGAACTATTAATTCTAGCAGAAAAATAACCACTTGCATCACTCCAAATCTGAAGTCTGTTTTCATAATCACTTGCATTTCTGGTTCCAACAAGAGAAACACCTGTATTTACTTCTGATGAATACCCAAAAACTTCCATCTTATGATTTTCTGATGGTATAAACCCAGTATCAATCCATTGATTACCATCGCTCTTCAAATAACTCACAAGTTGTGAACCATCTTCAAAATAACCTTTGAATGAACCTGTCCCTTGATTACGGAAATACTGTTTGCTCACAAGGTCATACATACAAGGCGTTAAGTCTTCATCAAAGACTGGGATTAAATACATTATGTATTTACCACTTTCCCAAATTTTGTAAGAATACATCTTACCTTTATAACCATTTGTAGTTGCAACAACACCACCATTCATACGATTAAAGATTGCAAGAGGATAAACACAATTAACCTCTCCTAAACCATTAATAGTTGTCATATCATAATCAACCGTTACATCATCAGTAACAGTTCTAATCAATTTGTTATGGTTATCAACCGTTAAAACAACTCTTATATGTAAACCTGTGAATGCTTGACCATTATATATCAATCCACCCACACCATCCAAACCATAATAACCACTTCTGTTATGAGAATTTATTTGCAAGCAGTAGTTTGATGATGATATAACACAGTGGAATTTATTTGCGTTTGAATTTTCTAAAGACCCATAAATTACTGTAAACGAAGAACTAGGGTTAGGGAAATAATCCACTTCAACTGCTGTGTTTGAATTTGGATAATAGTCAGTTAAAAGGTATTGATTACCGTCAGATTCCAAACATTCCAACTGATTAGGTAATCTCCACTTAAACTCACCCTCACCTTGATTATATAAGAATTTATGTCTTACTTTATCATACATACAAGGTATAAAATTTTTATCCAAAATAGGGATTAAATCAGCTATCAATTCATTATTTGCATTGTAAAATTTTGCACCAGATATTTTACAATGACAAGCTAATGTTGTGCCATAATTAGGAACATTAAATAACCAAAAGTTTAATGGTTGACCTGTAATAGTATTCTGTCTTATTATACTTTTTCCATCAACTGTTAGTTTGCAACTACCTGAACTTATACTACCGTTGTGAGTAAATTCTACTTCTTGCCATTGATATGCGTTTGAATCAGTAAGAGTAATACCACCACCAACTTCAAAAGTTCCACCAGAAGTTTTACCAAAATAAGTGGTGTTATAAGAGCTAAAGCCCATAACTTGACGAGTTTTAACCTCTTCATTAAAACAAATCCCAATAACTGCTTTGATTGGTTGGAAAGCAACCCCTGTATCAATAAATTGAGTGCCTGTGGATTCCAAATATGCAAGTTTAATATACTCATCTGATCCTATTTTTTCAGTTTGCATCAACTTAAAAAGTTTTTTACGCAAATTCATCTTCCATTCCCTCTACATATTTCCATTCATTAATAATTTTTTTTGTTTTTTTAACATATTTAGGAACAATACAATATCCCTTTTTTTCAGATGGTTTTGTTTTTTCTTCTAATGGTAAATATCCCAATTTAAACAATGTTTCATTAGTTGGGTTAGAGTAACTGATACCATTAACTTTTAATGGGTTTCTTACTCTTTTAATATAATCTTCACTAATATATAAGTATAACATTATAATTCAACTCCTTCTGATCTTGCTTTCATAAATACACCATCATACCAAATAAAAATTGAATATCTTTTATTTGAAACAGGAAGTAATGAACCATCAACTATGTCATCCCCTTTCCATTTGACAGAATCAACCATTGTGAAAGCTGTTGCTGTTTCTCCACTTGTAAAATCAACTTCACAAACAAAATCGGCATCATATGTTGTTGGAAGCAACAATTCAAGAGTTGCCATTTCATTTCCTCTAAAAATAGTATTATCAACCAATGTTGTTACTTCTGACAATGTTGTTATTGTTGATTTTTCTTCTTTTAAATTCAAAGCATTTTGAGTTGCAGTTGATATTGGTTTATTTAAATCAGATGTATTATCTACATTTTCAAGACCAAGTTGTGTTTTTGTAACATTATGTGGATTAGATGTATTTGATGTATGTGTGTCTATTGTGTTTTCATAAGATATATCTGCATAAAGTGTATCTGCAACTGTTTTTGTAGAATAATCAGATGCAGATTCAGTGGCCATTGTTCCCAATGATACAACCATATTACTTACAACAGATTTATTATCAATCTTCACATCACTAACTTTACCATTCAAAGCAGTTTGAGTAGCAGTTGATATTGGTTTATTTAAATCAGATGTATTATCTACATTACCCAATCCAACTTGTTCTTTTGTAACACTATGTGGATTAGATGTATTTGATGTATGTGATGTTAAATCACTTGAATTTGCTTTTGATGAAATAGCAGATTCTAACCCATTAATATCACTTTGTTTTAATCCTGTGATTGTATTTTTTGTTGAATCAATTGTAATACTAGAATTATTATGTGTTAATGTTCCATTTTCAACATAGATAACATCTTTACGAGATATTTCATCCCATGATGTTCCATTCCATGCATAGTTAATTCCTGTATCTGCAACATCATATGTATCACCAATAGTATTATTTGATTTTGGTAAATTATTTTTTGTTGCAACTTGACCTTTATATGTAAAAACTTTATCTAATCCCAAGTCACCTAATGTTGTATTTGATGTCAATACAACACCATCAATTGATGGTTTATTTTCAACATCATTATAATCACCTGTTGGTGGTGTAATGTTTATGTAGAATTCTTTTGTTTCCATTATTACACCTCACTAATAACTAAATTAAAACTAACACCTTTAATTAATAATTTTTCACCATCAATTGGTTTATAATAAATTATTGAACCTTGTGATAATACTGTTCCAAAAAATTCTGGGTTTGTTTCTTTTGATGCTATAAATCTAATTGATGTTGCACCATTATTATATATTGAATATTTTTTACCATTTGTTAATGTGCAACCAGCAACATCCACCAATGGTGTCCATTCTTTTAATGGTGTTGTTGAAATATATTCTCCAATTTGTCCTGCCATTTTTATTTCCTTATTTAAAATGTTTTATGATATACAAACAATTTATATCTATATGATTATTTATTCAATGGCATATTATAGAAAAAGTAATTAAACCTAAAATATATAATTTTTGGGATATGATATATATGTTTCTAATTCTTTTGCATATTTTAATAATATTTCATCAGAACCAAGTATGTCTTTTTTAATATTATATTCTTCTAATGATACATAATCCAATGTTAATGTCCCGGAAAACTCATTACCATTGAATATAGGAACAATTATTATTGCATCAATTCCTCTTGATGTTAAACGTTCAATTAAATTATTATTAAATTTACCAATATCAACAGAAATTATTGTTCCATTCTTTAATAATTCTATTACATCCATTTCTACATTATTTGGAACATTTTGAATTGTTGATAACATTGGCATTATTCCAGGACTACATACTTCATAAACAGCAGAATGAACATATTCATTATCTGAATTTGTGTAATATTTCATCAAAGTTGCCCTACTTGCACCAAATTCTGTCATTACACTTGTCAATTTTTCTTTAACAGGATAAACAAATGTTGAATGTGGTGGTTGTAATATATTTTGTTTCTTTTTACCAATTATATTTCCTTTATATTCAACACCATTTAAATCACCATTTATTATTGCAGTTGTATAAATCATGTTGTTATAACAGTTTGTTAAATAATTGTTTATTGCAGTAAAAACCAAGTATATACGTGATGTTACATTCAAATTATTAAAAGCACCCTCATTTAAATATCCATCAACAGTTTGATAGAATAAATCACTTGAAAATTTTTCATATATGAAAAATTTCTTTAAAAATTCACTTGGTATTTTTTGTTCTATAAGTTCACTATGCTGTTTTATTTCACATTTATGTAGATATGTCAACAGTGTAGATCTAACAACATCTAAACTCAAATTTTCAAGTGGGTTTTCTTTCAAGAATAATTCTATATATTCTTTAATTATTTTAAATTTTATTATTAATATATCTTTAGCAATATCTTCTTTTGCTTTCATATATTCTGGACTTTCTATATGAACCTTTACCATTGGATATTGATAATTTATGGTGTTCATTTTTAATGATTTAACACCAACTTCTAACCAAAACTCTAAATCTCTAAAAACTGGATGATTTTTTACATCTAAAATAGTATATTCTTTAACACTATTATCAATTCTTTTTGTTATTAATTTTCCAATATATAAAAATATATTATTAATATATGGTTTTAAAAACCACATAATCATCATACCACAAAAAATAAGTAAAGGAATTCCACCATTTTTTATATCTTCCCATATAACCAACCATCCTGATGTATTAGTAAAATTTTCCATATTGCTATCCATAGTTTTTATATACTATATTTATAGCAATATGGAAATTGAATTTATAATCTTTCTGAGTTTCTTAATGGTGTAATAGATGATAATTGCTTTTGTGCTTTTTCTTGTTTTGTCAGTTTTAATTCATCTTTTGAGTAATAATTATTGTTATGATAATTTGATTTATAGTCAAAAAACTCCAATGTTTTATCATTTATGGTTTTTATAACTAAAAGTTTTAATTCATATAATAAATTTTCAAAATATGTTTGTTCTAATTCATAATTTATGTGATTATTATTATCTACAATCTGTAACAGCATTATATTACTACAATTATCATATGATAAATTATATTCACAATTAATTATATCACTTATTGCTGAATAACAATATGTTTGTAATAAGTTATTCCAATGCTTTGACCATTTTATATCACCCAATTTAGTTAATTTAATTACATCATTAATTAATTTTTTTCCATCTTCAGAATAAGAAGATATATATTTGGTTTTGTAATATGTATTTAACATTTAATATCCTTTCTTTTGTGATAAAATGATAATAACATAAAAATTAGCATTTGTCAATCATAAATAAAAATAAAAAAGGTAATATATAATGACAGATAAAGTATTAGAATTGTGTGCAAAAGAATTGATGGTATCAGAGGGTGGTTTTACAAATGATCCAAATGATAGGGGTAATTGGACATCTGGTAAAATTGGTGTTGGTGAATTAAAAGGAACAAAATATGGTATATCTGCAATGGCATATCCATTAGAAGATATTAAAAACATAACACAAGAAAGAGCAATTGAATTGTTTAAAAAAGATTATTGGGATTTATGTAAATGTGATAAATTACCAGATGCATTGTCAATTGTTGTTTCAGATTGTGCTTATAACTCTGGTTGTACACGTGCAAATAAACTATTACAAAAATGTCTGAAAGTTTCAGAAGATGGAATTATTGGAAAAATCACATTATCAAAGATTGATGATTTTGATTTAACACATTTAGTAGAAGAATATTCAAAAAACAGATTAGATTATCTTCAATCCTTAAAAACATGGAAACGTTATGGAAAAGGATGGAGTAATAGAGTTGAAAAAATAAAAGTTTTAGCATTACAATATGTGTAAAGATAATAGGGAGTTTTAATTAACTCCCTACCTTTTTTAAGTTTCTTTCTATTATATGCTTTTTTATTTTGCATTACCTTTGGTTTATATAACCCATTGGTTAACAAATCAAATGCCATTGGATCTCTTTTCTTAATCTGTTTCTGTTTTTTCATATTCTTCATCATACTCTCCATTATTTTATAAGGGGATTTTATAATCCCCTTATATACTATTTTAATCCAACAACTTTATCCAAATTAATTACTTCCATTGTTTCTGATAATTTGATATTATCTAATTCTTCTTTAGTCATTTTAGATGCATCAATCAATCCACCCCAAGTTTGTTTTTCAATATTCCAATAACTATCCCAAGGTCTTGTATTATGCTTAATTACAAATTTATCTTGTTTAATAAATTCTACACCTGTTGGAAACATACCCATTTTCTATTCTCCTTCTTCTTTAATAGGTTCAACAAATAATTGACTTACTAACTTATTACAAAATTTTTGTAATAATGCTTTATCTTCCTCAATAATATCATTATAATTTTTATATTTCATCACTGAAATCAATCTTTTGAAACAATGTTCACACATTTCAATATTTTCATATGCATATACAGTTTCAACAGATTTATCACACATTTCACATTTTACAGACATAATTTAACCCTTTCTTATAATGTTCATATAAATTATTTACCTTATATCCATTTTATAAACCATCTAATTTGTATTGTCAATAGATTTTTCATTCTCTAATAAGATTTTTTCTTTTTCTTGTATCTTTAATTCATCCAATGTCCATTCATCTGTTAAAATATCATTTTCATTGACTAATATGGATAATTCTGGGACATCAAAATATACCCAATTTTCATTAATTGTTTGAATGGTTTGAACAACACCAACAGGTGTCTGTTGAACAATTGGTTTTGTTATAGTTACTGGTGCATCTCTACATTCAATAACAATTGTTCCATCTTCTTCTATTACATATTTTGGTTCTTTATGTCCATACTTGTAAATATTATCTAACCAATATGGTTCTTTATATGTATTAGGTATAACAACTACCAATTTATTATTTCTTTTTTCAACCTTTATTGTCATTTAATTGCCTCAATATGATTTTTAATTTTTTGTTTTATTTCTTCCAATGTAACTGGTTCAAAATCATTATTATCAACACCAACATCCCAGCAATTTATATTTGCTCTTGCTCTTTTAGAAGTTTCTTCTAACAAATGATATGTTCCATGTGTATGACCATATAAGTGATAACTATCATAATAATATCCATTCCATTCTGAAATTGGAAAGTGAAATAAAACAACTCTATCATCACCATCTTTAACTTCATGATATGTTACAATATCTTGAAAAGATGCTGACTTGTAATAATTATCTAATCTATCATGATTACCAGCAATAAGTATTTTTTTACCATTTAATTTAGACATTAATTCTTTAATTTGTTTTGAATTAAAACCCCAACAAAAATCACCTAAAATATATACAGTATCTTCTTCTTTTACTTTATTATTCCATTTATCGATTAACCCTTGTTGCATATCTTCAACTGATGAAAATGGTCTACCTTTTCCAAAAGTTAAAATGTTTTTATGTCCAAAATGCTGGTCTGATGTATAAAAAATAGTCATTTAAATCCTTTCAGTAAAATATAATGTATATTATATAAATGTTATATCATATTGTCAATTGAAAAAGAATCTAAATTGATTCTTTTTCAATTTCAATAATATAATTAAAAACTTTATCAGAAATTCCATTGATATGAATAAAACCTTTTTCATATCCAACACCTTTATTACCATATGGTGCTATATTAATAATATATTTGTTTTTTACAGAACAATCAATTGCACAATCTTGTGTCTGTTCATCTGTAATCACAATAATTCTATCATATTTACAACTCTTAGTAATATTATCAATAGCATTCCACATATATGTACATCCATGATATTGGGAGTCCCTAATTGATTGTGCTAGTGCAAATCCACGTCTATTTGGAACTCTGACAACATTATTGGAAAATGTAAAAATATCAATTTCTTCATATAATTCTCTTCCAATCATTGCTAATGATTCTGCATAATCAAGTCGTGATGTGAATGCACCATTACTACAACTTGTTTCCATAGATCCAGAAACATCAACTAATATAATTGTTTTTCCATCAATTTTTGGTTTAATAAATGATTTTAATAATTGATTTTCAATTTCATTTTCATATTTTGGGTTCATTTTTCCACTTCTAATGAAATCAATTGGTAACAATTTATCACCATTAATTGTTTTAATTCTATTTTTGATAATATTTACATCAATGCCGACTTTATCCATATTAGAAATATTTTTCAAAAATGCCATATCACCTAATTTATTTTTATTCAATAAATTAATCCAAGCATCTTGTTTATTTGATGTTTCTTTGCCAGCAGATGACAATGCAACTTCCCATGTTTCAGCAATTGGTAATGTTCCATTAATTAATTTATTAATAGCTGTGGTTGATTTTGGATGGCACAAATTTACTACATCTACCAATTTATAATTAGCATCACGATTCCATTTTTGTAATTGATATTCATCAAATTTTTCTAATGCCAATGCTATACCTTTTTTCATTTGATTTGGTAGTGGTTTTTTACCATCAATCATATATAATGATATTAACTCACCACAATCATCAGGTCTTGTTAAAATTGATGCAATAATATTTTTATTGACAGATTGTCCAGCATTAAATACAGATACAATCATCCACAATGGACAATGCCTTAATTTCATATCAAACTTAACTTGTTTGATTAATTCTACAACAGAATCAATTAAATCTTTATCAATACACAGTTTGACAAGTTCCTTGATTCTATCTGTAATCTTCTTGCCATTTTCATAAAATTCATCTTCCCACAATAAACAGGACATCACTGACCGTTTTAATTGTTCAAATACATTAATTGTTGATGCTTTACCATTTTCATATGTTAAGTTTGGTTCTTTTTTTACTGCTTTATTTGTTTTCATATTCAACACTCCATTATAAGGTTAATAACAATCTATCATACCATTAATTTTAACAATATCAAAATTAATTGTTACTAAATACAAACCATGACTATAAATTTTATCACAACTTTCTTTAATATCATTTTCTAAATTACTAATGTATTGTAAAAAGTTATCATATGTAAATGTCTCTGTCTTTGTTTCAAAAATGGTATTCGTTTCATCATTTAATGTGAATCCTCTTTTGTAACAAAATTCTTCAACAGATTTATATTCAGAATATGGATTTCTATCCTTAAACCAAATATCATTAATGTCTGGTTTTCTATATACTGCTTTAATGTTAACAACAATACTAATCATAATAACCTCTCTTTCATAATAGATAATATATCATAATTGGAATGATATGTCAACAAAAAACCCCATACTAAAAGTATGGGGTTTAATATATCTGAGAGGAACACTTAAAAAGATTAATTAACGCACTCTACTGCTGAGTTATCTTATATAATCCAATATAAGAGTTGGAATTGCACCAACGACCACGAGATTACCAATCTATGTAAATCTTTTTATCACCATCTCATATAATACTTATTTTATCTGTGGGGAATACTATATTAGACTATTATTATTTTGCAAAACTAAGTAAGTCTAATAATCACCACCACAATATCTTTAATATAATTAATAATACTATATAATAATATTATTATCAATATTAAAAATGTTGTTTTTTTATATTTGGAAAACAACAAAAAACCAATTATATTACTAACCATTTTAGTAATTTTTGTTGGTTTGGTAATGCCTTCTTATGGTCTTATGCATTTTTTGACCAATTAACTAACTAGAGCGTCCTCTATATTAGAACCAACATGTTTATAGTTATGTACACATTATAAACATTTATATCACATAAGGATATATTAAAGAATAATACATCAAGTATATATTCTTATATCCTATTTATCTGCATCTATTAGTTTCTGGAATCAATCCTTACTTATAATTCTTACCACGTAAAGGTTAGATGCACAAGAATCAAAAGAAACTTAACCTATTTCTTTAAGAGTGTTGTTCACACAAGGCATAGAGGACTACTATGATTACCCATTATTTGTAGAATATTGAAAGGAAATAAATGTATATTCTACTATTATCAAAGTATATTTAACTCTATTCACGACTCAATACTATTGCCGACCCAAACAGATATCAGGTTACAAAAAACATTCCTTTATTAATTATATAATACCATACTATATTTACAATGTCAATATTTTTTTACTTTTTTACGGATTCATCATCCAACCTAATTCATCATTAGGAAAAGCACTTTAACATCTCACATCACATACGTGTTCGTAAATTGGTTTTGTTATATGTATTGCTGTTCATATAACCACCTTTTGTATGCTATCAGAAAGGAAGAAACAAATGTAGAGTGTAAGCAATTATTTACTCGTCAGTTTCTATTCCTAATAGGTGCTGTCCATTACATTTATCTTTATATCATATCTTATTTACAATGTCAAGAACTATTTTTTAAATTAAACCACATTTTTGAAAAGTAGGTTCAAATACTTCATAAAAATATTCATAATCATCCTCATCTGTATCAGATTTAATAAGTTCAATCAATCCATTAATTGCCTTAATTGCATCATCAAGTGTTTCAATGGCAAAACGTTCACCCTCATCTTCATAATCATCATAATCATCTTCATATTCTGAATCTCTATATGAATCACGTTGGTCACCTCGTGGGTCTAATTGTCCTTCTGTGCCAAAAACATCAGATTCTAATAAATCATCAAAAGCATTATTTAATGGTTGAATTACATTATTATCTTTTGTTGCTTTAATATATTCAACAACAGCATCTAATTTTGAAATTAATTTTTCCATAAAATATCCCCTCTACTTATAATTTTCCACTAATTCTTTTAATTCATAAAACTTTTGAGATAAAGTCCATGCATCATCCCGACTATCTTCAAACACAATATCCAATGTTGGTAATGCCATTTCTACAAAATCTATTGCTGTTTGAACTATTTGCTCTTTAATTAATTCTTTATCCATAATATATCTCCTTCTTTAACAAAAAGTAGTATATAGGAATAATTATAATATGTCAATTGTTATTTTTGGTGACCAAGGAGAGATTTGAACTCTCACACTTTTCAGTAATGGCTTCTAAGACCATCGTGTCTACCATTCCACCACTTGGCCAATGAATGTTTGAACCTAACAATAAGTTCTTTGTTCAAACATTTTTAATTTTTTAATTCTAATAGATTCAATAATTTGTCTTTCAATACTTGTTGGTTTTTGAACCAATGCAACATATTCAGGTGTTGGTGGCAAACTATTTTGAATTTCAAATTTTTTACCTTCAATACATGGTGGTAATGAATTGTCACAATCAAATGTTGGTGGCAATGTGTTTGCAAATACTGTATTAATTGATAACATTGCCAATATTAAACTTTCTTTTTTCATATAAAAAATCCTTCCTTATTTTAAAGTGTGTGAAAACTTATTTATCATATTAGGAAAGATATTATATATTATATTATTTTTAATGTCAATATATTTTTGGCGGAAACAGTAGGATTCGAACCTACGGTGGAATTATTATTCCACGACAGATTAGCAATCTGCTGGTTTAAACCAACTCACCCATGTTTCCATTTAAGTTGGTTGTTTTATAATTATGCCAGGCAAAAACAACAAAAAACCATAAGATGCCCAATGTTAACTACTAGTATTATGTCAACCCATATATGTTAATTCATATGACCCGATTTTCACTATAAAGAAGTGGGGTGAGCATATTAAAAAACTATAATTGTTCAATATTTTATTGGGGTGAATGGTGGGTGCTGACCCCACGACCCCTGCAGTCACAATGCAGTATTCTACCGCTGAACTACATTCACCATAAACTTATTTTATTGATTTTAATGAAATTAATGTTTTAATTCATCAATTGTATAATTATTTTTTTGAATGAAAAAATACTTAATATCTTTTTCAATATTATTTAATAAATCATTTGGGTCTTTATAAGATTTCTTTAATCCATTTACAGAATATAATTGAAAATATGTTTCATCTAATCTTGTTTTAACAGTTAATTTAAGTAATGGCATACCATCATCTTTATATCCAGAAATATATAATTCAAACATATTATAATAATTATAAATCTTTAATTTAGGAAATTTAAGTTTTACCATAAAATCATATTCATCAAATATTTCTTTAATTGTTTCTTTAAGTTTCAATTTATCAATTTTCATTTTTTATATTTCCTATCAAATAATTGGCGGGAGTGATGGAGCTCGAATCCACGACCTCAACATTGACAGTGTTGCGCTCTAACCAACTGAGCTACACCCCCATATCTTATAAAACTATTTATATCATAATATCATTCTCTTGTCAAGAACTTTTTCATCATTTATCTCACCAATTTTTTGAAAGAAAACCCACATAAGTTTTACCGTATTCTCTTACTAAATAAACTTCACAAGCATATTCAAATTCTCTATATCTATCACCACCAGCAATTGGAGCATCTGATGGTAATGTTTTAAGTAATTCTATTAACTGTCCAACATTTTGTATTGGTTGCTTTTGAATTAATTGACCTTTTGGAGAATTTTGCCATTTTTTATTTTCTTCTGGGTCTAAAATAATAGTTTCATCTAATTGAACACCAGCAAGTCCTAATACTTCATTAATTTGATTATCAATGTCATTTTTAATCATATAATATTTCCCTTTAATACATTCATATTAAATATTTATTATCATCAGATTTATGTAAGGATTGTTTTAAATAATTTGGTGGAGAATAAGAGATTCGAACTCTTGACCTTCTGAATGCAAATCAGACGCTCTCCCAACTGAGCTAATCCCCCTTAATGTTTTTATTTATTATAATATTTCTTTCTATATGTATTAATATATAATTATTTGGAACTAATGTCAGTTATTATTTTTTAAAAAATATATGGTGCCGTAAGAGTGACTCGAACACCCGACCTGATGATTACAAATCAACTGCTCTACCAACTGAGCTATTACGGCATAATCATATTTATATTCTTTGGCGACCCTAACGGGATTTGAACCCATATTGCCACATTGAAAGCGTGGTGTCCTAACCATTAGACGATAGGGTCTTGTTGCAGGAGTTTATTGGAATTGCACCAATTCGGTGTGCACACCTTTTCTATTTACCTGTGGCTAACAGTTTATCTCCATAGGTATTGCAGAGATGGGATTTGCACCCATGACCTCTGGCGTATGAGACCAGCAAGCTACTATCTGCTCTACTCTGCTAAAAAAATTGGCTGGCTAAACAGGACTCGAACCTGTAACCACCTGATTACTTTACCACTATAGTTTTCACTACCTATTTCTAGTTTGTGGTCTGGACTTTGTCTTCATCTCATTGAGATGGATGGTATAAAGTCTCTACACATAGATTATTTCTAATCCTTGCTCGGCGTTGCCATTTTAAAGGTTTCACCGACTTAGCCATCTTATCACTTATAAATCGCTTTATAAGGCTGCTAATATTTTACAGTCAGGGGCTCTACCATTGAGCTATTAGCCAATAAATTTCATATTCACTATGTCTTTATTTATTATATCATACTATATATTTTATAATATGTCAAGAATTATTTTTATATTTTTTATAATGACTCATAATTGTATTACGATTTATATTCAATTCTTTTGCAATTTGATGATATGATTTATTTTCTACATCTTTCATATATACAATTTTTTCATCAACATCTTTACCATACTTATATGTTTTACTATGGGTTTCATACAAACTATTTTTCTTATCTAAAAATTCTTTTGCATGTATTTCTCTATGACAATTAGCACAAACACAAATGCATTTATCTAATTCTTCTTGAACTCGTTTCCAACTTCTTGTACATCCATCTTTACAGATTCCAAATTCTTTTTGTGTTGGGTCTAAATGATGAAAATCTAATGCTTCAATACACTTATTATATCCACAAATTTCACATTTACCACCTTTATATTCAACTGCTTTTTCTTTCAAACGATATCTTCTTATTTGTACAAGTTCTAATCTACATTTTTTACATCTCCATCGTTTATCTTGTTTTTCATAAACAAAGGGTGTTTCACCATGTATCTGACAAGTTCTAATTTCTTCCATAATTTATTATCTCCTCTTTAATGAAAGAATATCACATAACAAAATCATTGTCAAGAATTATTTTTTAAAAATGGTAGGGAAGGAAGGACTCGAACCTTCAAACCTGAGATTTATAAGATCCCCGTGCCAACCAGTCACACCGCTTCCCCATAATTAATTACATACACCGTTTATCCAATGTTTATCTCCAACCAAACATGTGCCAACGGTTAGAAGTGCCTATCCAATGATATGGTCTTGAATGTTTAATGATTACATATTAACTAATTTACAACAACTTTCTTTATGTTATTAATTATATCATAATTTGAAACCATTGTCAATAGAATTTTTTAATTATTTTTGGAGTAAGTTGTTTGGAATGATAACATAAACTGTATAATAAATGGCGGACGCAGAAGGATTTGAACCTTCGGATGCCTTACAGCATCGCCAGTTTTCCTTACCAACTATAGTTTTCACTACATAGTTATATCTAACTACTTTGTGGTCCGGACTTTACCTTCATCTTCAACATTACTTGTTCAGATGCCTACCGTCAAGTCTCTACACCTTACATATTTCTATGTCTTGGCTCGGTATTGCCATTTTACAGGTTTCACCGAATTTGATAGGTTCTACTCATATATTTCTATATGGCACTCGTTTTCTGATTCATTAGGAATAAGACTGGTGCAATCAACCACTCTGCCATACGTCCTTAATACTCATACATATTTACTATTTTTAACAACTTTATTTATTACCAAACACCTTTTCTTTTCTTTCTATCACTATTTTTATTTTTAGATTTATATGTTGGTAATTGTGCATCACAATTACAACAAACCAATCTTAAATTTTCTAATCTATTGTCATTTGCTCTACCATTAATATGGTCTAAAACTAATGGGATTAAACTACCCATCCAATTTTCTTCACCACATATTTCACATTTATGACCTCTTGTTTCAATAATATATTTTTTTATTTGTCTCCAATCACAACCAATCCCATTATTTTCTTCAACTTGTTTCATTTTTTCATTATGATGATATTTTATCATACAATCTTTAGAACAAAATTGTGATGTTTTGTGTTTTGGTTTAAATTCTTTTCCACATTGTTTACAAATATACATTTTTTACCCATTCTTTTCATAATCTTAATATATTATATCACTTTTAATTTATATTTTCAATAATTATTTTGTAAAATCTGAATGATATTTTTCATTAATCAAATCAACATCACCACCAACATACCATTCATATTTTCTTACTCTGCTTTGTCTATCTGTATATTTAGAGACAATAGTTGGTTTAAAACCATATTTCTTTTCATATGCTTCTACAAAACAAGGTGCATCAGCATCTTCTTCCAAATAAAGATATTCACCTCTTACATGAGAAAATCCTGTAATAAGTTTTTCTACACCAACTTCTTTTACTTCAGATTCTTTAACTTTTAACCAACCATGTGATGGGTCTGAATACATAGTAAATGATTTTCTCATAATGATTTCCTTTCATCTGTTGTTTTCTTGATAGATGTAATATATCATAATTAGAAACCATTGTCAAGAGATTATTTTAAATTATTTGGATGAATGTCATACTTTTTTATATACATCTCACTTTTGACCACTCAAATCTATTACTCCTCATTCCACAAAGCATTATTGTGTTAGGTAGATAAGCGTCTGACATTGTTTATTGTTTGGCTTTCCACCAAACTTGCTGGGTTTGGAGATAAGGGAGTATCCCAACTACATTTTACCTATAACCTAAGTTACAGAACCTTACGGATTTGGTTGCCACCAGACTATTAATATATAGGCTTACCAACAAGGGCATTTCTGAACTTGATTTGTTACCATTCAACACCAACCTATATATCTCAAAAAATGGAGCGACCAGTGGGAATTGAACCCACATCCTCAGCTTGGAAGGCTGTAATAATAACCATTATACTATGGTCGCATTTGCTGTTATGTATTACTTTTTACTTGGTCTATGTTTAGCCTTGGGTAGCAATAGGATAACATAGTCTTTGACATATCACAGCTTATTCAAAGAAAACTCCTATTAGTGCTTTGGGTGATTACCCCTATCATCTGTGTATTAGATTTACATACATAACATTCTCCAACATAGAAAGAGAAATTCAAATGGTTACCTCATCTGGACTCGAACCAAAAATAACAAGATCAAAACCTGCTGTGATACCATTTCACCATGAGGTAATAAATGGTAGACCCTGACAGTGCTGCCCTGCCGACTCAACCGTGTAAAGGTTATGTGATACTGTTTCACCAAGGGTCCATTATTTTTTATGTTTCATACTTGCTCTATATTTTCCAGAACAGTACAAGCAACAAAAATGATTTTTATGTTTTAATCGTGATTTCTTATTAGTTTTTATTTCCTTGCCACAATAATCACAGTTTAGTATATATAATGGTTTATAATCATCATATAATTCATAAAAATTATTTTGTCCCTTATTATATATTTTTTTTATTATATGTATCAGCTACATATTTCATTTCTTTAATTATATTATCATAATACAATAATTTATACTCTTTATCACCAATAGACATTTCTTTAATAGAAACATCACCTCTATCATAGCCCTTTATTTCTGTTATAATTCCTTCAACAACAAAGTCAGGATGATATGTATGTTTCTCACCATTTAATTCATATTCAAATACTTCATTACATCTCTTAATATCTATATTATGGTCTAAGCAATAAATTAAATATGCCAATTCATAAGTACTATCACACCATATACCCTTATAATATCCAGAATATGATTTTCTGTGCCCCTTTAATCTATAACCACCACCCATATCAGAACCTTTTAATTTTCTTGTTTTATATTGGAGTAATTGACAACAATGATTTGAACAGGTTTTCCTCTGACTTTTTCTATATTTTATTCTTTCAACTTCAAATTCTTTACCACATATAACACAATTTCTAATTATTTTATCAAAATGTAAATTTCTCATTGTAATGGATAGCTTTTTTCTATCTACAAATGAATGACTATATGCTGATGCACATTTTCTACAACAAAAATCACCAGAAGAATATTTGCTATATTTTTCTGTAAAAACTTTACCACATTGTTTGCATATATATTTTTTATGTTTCATATATTCATTATATCACAATTTAATTAATCATTCAATAATTTTATAATTCTTTTATCATTTTCACAAAAACATTTAACAGATGTTCTAAAACAATTGTCTTTCAAAGACTCATGTCTTATACATGATATGTGTTCTTCATTATCAAATAATGCACCACAACACCATATTATAACATTCTTATTGTTGGTATCTTCAAATATCAATTTACTTCTTCTATCTTTTTGATTACCTTCATACCCCTCAAATCTATGTATAAATTCGGTTTTATGAGATAATTTACCTGTGATTATTTGACTACCACCAAGGAAATAACAACTATCTGCTATTGATAATGCTTTATCAACAAACTTTGTTAATTCTGAAAATGGTGGATTTCCTATTATAAAAACATCTTCCAATGTATTATATTCATAAAAATCTTGTTTAATAACTTTATCATTTAATGGTTTTAAATCAAAAGATTGACATTTAATACCATATTGTTCTATTACTTCTTGCCATCTACCATCACCAGCACATGGGTCAATCCATAACTTATTTTTCAATTCAGGTTTTATTTTCAATATTGATTGAACAATTTTATGAATAACATCTGTTGGAGTTTTATATAATTCTCTACCAAAACCTCTTGTATCAGTTTCTCTTTTGAAAAATGTTAAACTCTGTTCATATGTTCTTTTCATAATTATATACCCTTTGAATGTAAATGGTGGGCATACCCAGAGTCGAACTGGGATGGATTTACATCCGACAGATTTTAAGTCTGTTGCGTCTACCAATTCCGCCATACGCCCAAAAATTTGGCCTCCTTACCAGGATTTGAACCTAGAATACAAGTTTAGAAGACTCGTGTGATATCCAATTTCACCATAAGGAGTATATTATATATTCTTAAAAGTTTCTTTGAATTTTTTTACATATTCATCAACTTTATCTTTAATTAATTCCTTAAATTTTGAGTGCCAATATGCATGATGTGTTGGACATAAAGGAATTAAATTATTAGGATTATTATTATAATGATTTTCATCATAATGATGTACTGCTACAATATTTTCTTCACCACAAATACAGCATTTATGAGGATGATGGAGAAAACAAATTTTTTGATGTATTTTTGATGTAACACCATGTTTTTCTCTATATTCTTTTCTTTTTTTCTTTTCTAATTCTTGCCTATATCTGGCATTTTTTAATTTTTCAATATCACCACCATTTAATTCTACATATTTTTTGAACATTCCATTATTTTCACCACTTCTAAAATATGTATTAGAACAAGCATTTGAACAACAAACTTGTTTTGATGCTTTCTTTGATGTTTCTGTAAAAAATTCTTTACCACACACTGGACAAACTTTTTTAATATGATACTTATTAAAATAATTTTCTTTAATAATGTCCATATCAAGATTTAGTTCTTTAATTTTAGAATTAATAAATCTCATAGAAGAACCATTATTTGGTATATTAAAATATCTTATAATATCAGATTTATTTGTTGCCTCATTAAAAACATTTATAAAATCCTTATCTGTAATTCTATCAAATCTATTATCCATTATAATAACCCTTAATTTATTTATTAAAATTGGTCGGAGCAAGGTGATTCGAACACCTGACCACCTGTCAATATGTTATCGTAAAGCTTTTTATCTTTACTTCTTATTGTTTCCAATAAGTTCGGCATACATTTTCATCTATTAAGATGTCCAGCACTCGTGGGAAGATTATATTTATTCACTTCCTATGCTCTACGATGTTCAATGACCTATTCGCAATTCATTGAATTATCTCGGTATTATCATTTTACAGACTTCACCGATATTGCTGGATTTATACTATCAAACAATGATAGTAGGGCACAATTTTACCCAAAACAGGTGCGCTACCAGACTGCGCTATGCTCCGATTAAAAAATCTCTGGTTCAAGTTTCATTAATATTATATAAAAGATACCCTACGATTCTCCTCTGCAGCATAAATCGGTACTCTACTGTAATATATAATAGTTTCTTTAATTTTCCAATAGCAGAAACCCAACCAAAAAACATCTACAATCACAATTTCTTATTCTTATTTTTAACCTATAGGTGGGAGAAACTGTAAACAACCCCAAAAGGATAATATTTGGCAGGAGTAGAAGGATTTGAACCCACACTGACGGTTTTGGAGACCGGTATGCTACCATTACACCATACTCCTATAAAATGGTTGTCCTGGGTAGAGTTGAACTACCGTTTATGCTTTATCAGAACATCGTCTTAAACCGTTGGACCACAGGACAATATATTATTTTTTTAATTTTAAATATCTTTTTTTGACAGCCTGCCATGAAATATTTAATTCTTTTGCTATTGACTGTATACTTTTATTTTCTTTTTCAATTAAACTAATTAAATCATATTTACTCCAATCAACCTTTTGTTGTGATTGACAAGCACATGAGTGACAACAATATTTCTTTGTTATTTCTTTTTCAGAACCACATATAGGACAGTTATCATAATATTTTTCAACCCTATGCAATGGGTCATACCCATCAACCAATGTTTCATCAAAATATTTCTTTGTCATATCAATTTGAACCAAACCTTGATGTATTTCTCTATGACAATTAGCACAAACACAGATGCATTTTTTTAATTCTTTATAGATTTCATCCCATTTTAATATTAAATTATTGGATAATGCTTTTTCCTTTGTATTTGGATCCAAATGATGAAATTCCAATGCTTCATTACATCTATCATAACCACATAGTTGGCATTTAGAACCAAATCCATCCAACATTAACTGTTTTCTGTGTTTCCTAAATATTTTTATATCTTTATATGACATTGTATAACCCTTTTTAATATATTTATCAAAGAATGATAAATAATATAGATTAAGTTATATATCATTCTATATAAAATCGCCAAGAGTTTTTGTATTAAGTTTTTTAAATGAAAACTTTGGAGAAACTCTGCCACTAAACCATCTTAAACTATATGCACATCATTGCAATAATGGTTCTTTATAATTAAGGTTAGCTATTCCTTTATAAAGAATATTGTTGAAGTATATATCCCTTAATAGCATGATATGATAGGATTCGAACCTATGACCACCAACATTAAGTCGGTGCTCTACCACTGAGCTACATATCCACCAATAAGGCATCAACATTTTTTTATAAGATGTAGTCTCTACCATCTGAGATATACATCTTATATGGTATATAATCAATTTTAGTTTCGGTTTTTTATGCAATCAATGCTAAACCTACTTACATTCCCAACCACGTGAAGGTATTGATTATCTTTATGGGAACTTTCATATTCACTATTGTCCAACAACTTGGTTATATTTATATCACAAGTTAAAATTAATGTCAAGAACTTTTTTATAAAAATGGTGCAAGGGGTTGGTAACGATCCAACTTCTTAGGTTTTTCAGACCCATGTCTTGACCTCAAATACGACCCTTGCATTAATTGGTAGCAATGGGTGGACTTGCACCACCACTCTTATCCTTATGAGGGATATGCTTTACTATTTAAGCTACATTGCCATTCTTGGAGGTAGGTGTGAGAGTCGAACTCACCTATGCAGTTTTGCAGACTGCCATCTAACCGATTGATTAACCTACCATTTGAATAACCATCTTTACGTAATGGTTGTGAATGGTTGTAATAACGGAAATTCTGTTTTGGATAATTATTTCAAACCCAATGTTTACGTCAGACCAAACATCAAAAAGCCAATGTTTTCATGATAACATTAAACATAAGGGGTTCTTAACTTGACAACCCCAATAAACGGGAAATTTTTCAACCTATGGCATCTCCTAACCAAACTCTTGTAATTGTTAAATACTATTGGCACATAACATATTTACTTTATAACATAATAAAAATCACTTGTCAAGTATTATTTCAAAAAAGTTTTATGATAATATACCTACTACACAACCGTATTATTATCAATGGCATTTAGTTTATTAGATAGTAGGCTCTATAAACATAACTTTATAACCATATAATAAGGAAAGAGTTGCGACCTCTAATTACGTTGCACTGATTTGAACAGATTTCTTATCATAAACTGATAATGTTTTACATAAACTATCATACAACCTTATAATTGTTTAATACCATTGGCACACAAGTTAATTACTCTTATGGCTTATGATAATGTGATCATCATTATCTCTATTTGTTAATAAACCTATCAATTTTTTCTCTCCAACAGTTTTCACCTGATTTCAATACTAAAATTGATGTGCTATTGATACATCTACACCATATTAACATCAATGGTATTAAATAATTATAAAAAATTGGTGAGGGCAGGGGGACTCGAACCCATCCGACCCACAGGTTAAAAGCCTGTTGCTCTACCAACTGAGCTATACCCCCAATCAAAACTTCATTTTGTGACTTAGTTCAATAAATTAGCAAATTAGTTTCATTCATAAATGAATTACTTATACCCAATACCACGTAAAGGTTTTGCTATTATTGGGCTGGACAGGGATGGATTCGAACCACCGAACTCCGAAGAGGTCAGGTTTACAGCCTGATGCATTTAGCCACTCTGCCACCTGTCCATTTAAAATTGGTTGCGAGTTCTAGGGAGCTACCCTAGAATTTCTTCGTTAATGAAACGAAAAGCTACTCGCATAAAAATAATTATATAAACTCTTGATGGAGTTGAACCATAACTGTCGTTCTTTTTCAAGAAAGGATATTACCCAATATCTGCAAGAGTTTATAAAAAATACTTTAATTAAAAAATGACTGACATTCTATACTTGAACTATTAGATGTACACAACCCACCCCGATTTTGTCACTTCCACAAAAAGCTTCAATCATTTTTTATTAGATGATATTTAGTTTCAGTTACAACACTGATCAGCAATTGTTAGAGTTAATAACTCACCTACTCACATTCTCCACCACGTGAAGGTAATCATCATTGGAGAACTATGGTGGTAAATGTATAGAATATCCACTAATGGTTGATTACTTCCTTTAGCAATCATTCTATACCCACACATAATAGAACCTCTCTATCACTCGTTCTACAGAGCGTCCCACTTCCCTATTTAAGCACAAACTCTGGGCCCGAATCATCATCTATTTGATAAGGCAGGTTATGAATTATCTTAGTGCATTCTGCCAATGTCTTTCCATTAGTCCATAGTCTTTCCCATTGTATAACAATGACTTCATAGTAATCAACTGTCCATTCATTATTTATGACTTTTAGTTTCATCATAAGGATGCATCCTATATGATTACTTACATTCCTCACCAACGAGAAGGTAGTCATATTATTTGAGGAACACTTTATTATACATAGGGTGATGCAAATGTAAGGAAAAATCATCACCCAACATATAAAAAATAGAAGGACAATGCCACAACACGATTATTATCTCTCAACTATGCCACCCACTATATAATATAGTCATCATAGGTTCTTTTTACGAGTTCCTAAATAACCCTTACTAAACAAACATTGTGGTGTTTGTTATTCTGTGTCCTTTGTATCAATTAGTTTCCACTGACAACTCTAAACAGAGACCTTCTGCTCTCTCCACTGCAGATATGCTTTATTAACACCATCCATCAGGTACTTATGTCTTAAACCAACGTAAAGGTTTGATACATTTAAGACTTTCTTATTCACTAAATTCAACAACCGTTTTGATATATTCTTTATATCACTTTTTGAAACCAATGTCAAGAACTTTTTTATTTCTTTTTTGATTTCTTTTTTATCAAATGAAACGCAACCAATCTGCATGCTCCTACAAGTTTTTAAACTCTGAGTTGGACTCTCACCAACCTCTTTTCATCTGATAATTAATATATACACTATCTAAAATAAAATGTCAAGAACTTTTTTATAAAAATTAAATCCCAAACTTTTCAATGGTTTGGGATTTTATATTTCTATTAAATGTTGCTTTACCTTATATTTTTTATAAAACCCCCATACCAATATTATGTGAATAACATAATTCACATTTAATTTGCATAAAAATTGGTCTTATACTTAACATTTAACTTTATCCTTTGTATTATATTTTATATTTATATTAAAAGTAATTTTTTTTATTATTATCAATTAACAAATCTTTAAAATCCCGTTCATCAATAATTAATTCCCACAAACATGGACTATTACCAGATGTAATTCCTTTTCTTATTTGAGATGTGATTTCAATAAGTTCATCATCTTTTATATCCAATTTTTCACATTCAAAATAAAAAGGTACTTCATCACCAGTATCATATCCATTTTCAATTTCTGTTGCTATGAAATCATAAATCTCATCTTCTGTCTCAAAATACCCTTGATCATAATATCCAAAATAATCATATTCAGATTTTCCAGCAGTCCCATCTGTTGGAATATTTTTCATATAATATGAAGAATATGGTGGTTCAATGGAATATGTGTTACTTAACCAACAACCATCTTTCCAAACACCTGCTTTTTCATTGATGATGCTAAAATTAAAATCTTTATCAACAAATAATAATTTATTTCCAGAACCAATAACTTTTTCTAAATCAGTTTTGAAAGATTCATCATTAATGATACCAATTCCTTCTTTTTCAACATATGGTTTTAAAAAATATTCAACAAAATTCTTTGTATCAGACCATTCTTTATTTAAATTAGCAAACTCATTCATGACACCATTATGCATCATACATAGTCCATTTGTAACAATAAATGGGTGTGTATTTGTTAAATTCAAAATACCATGTGTTGCATATCTAAAGTGAATTGCAAATTCTTCTTTATCTTTTATAATATTCCAAATTTCTTCTTTATAGTTTTCTGGTTTAACAAACCGTTCAATATTAATTCCATCTTTATCTCTATATACAATACCAACAGCATGAGGATTGTTTGTCAATGCATTTGAAAATCTCTCATATGTCAAATAATTGTTTGCATTTTTTGGTTTTATAAAAATTAAACACATAATTAGTTACGTCCTTTCATTCCTTAATTTATAAGGTCATTATATATAATAATTATACTATTGTCAAGTGTTTTATTTAAAAATATTATAAAAAGAAACAATTGGAATATTTAAAAATAACCCTGTTCCATCTATTTTACATTCAACCACTGTTTTTTTCAAGTCTTTATTTGGAATAATATCACCAATAATGTATTTTTTATCATTTTTTATAGCACTTTTATGTAAATGATAAAACATATCAGATTCATTTAAATGAATTTTATATGAATCAACAAAATCACCAGTATTTAATTTAGAAATTATATCCACAATACTTTCTTGTTTTAAATTATCACTTGCTTGTTGAACTGCATTATCATGGATTTCATCTGATACATCCATATTTTCTTGTGATTCTTTATTACCTAAAATAATATTCTTTTCATCAATACTCAAAACATTTTTATTATTTAAAACAATATCAGATAATAAATTTACATCTGCATCAATATTAAATTTATTCTTAATATATGCTAATATTTTTTCAATGTTAAGTTGAGTAACACCAGTAGAATATTTTTGATATATGATTGAATTTATATTATTGGTGATTTGTTGATTCAATGTATCCATTTATTTACCTTATTTTTTCTTACGTGTAATTGTATCTAAGTTGTCTGAAAAATCATCTATTTCACTGCCATCCATTGTTGGTTCTTCAATTGAATCATCATCCATATTATCACCAAAATCTTCACCAAAATCTGATTCAAAATCTCCCAAATCTTCTTCACCACCTTCTGATGAACCCATATCATCTTCCCCATTTAACATGGAAACAGTAACATTGTCAATTTCACCCTTAATTTCTGTCATTGATTGAATTAATTGATCTAATTTACCACCAATGTTTTGATTAAATTCATCTGCTTTTGCAATATCATTATCATATTTGATTTTTTTTACCAATACTGCTAAATCTTTTGTTTTAATGTTTGTAATTTTTTCAATCATTGATTGGATTGCTTCAGACATACCCTCAACATTTAATGCTAAATCAGTTGTTGAGATTGCTGCCTCTGTTAATTCTTTAATAAAGTTTTTTCTCATTGCTTTCTCCAAATTATTATTTTTGTATATAGTTATTTATTGTTCATTATATTATTAATCAAAGATACACTTTATAAAATCAACTATATCATCAGGGTATTGTTCATCAAAATCTTCTTTTTTTGTATTATCCAGATTTGATAAATCAATAGTTTCATCTGTTTCTTTATCATCAAAGTCATATTCAATTAAAAATTTATATAATTCATCAATGTTTCTTAAATGAATTGGTGTACCATCTTTATCCCACATAGCAGGTTTTTCTTTACATTTTTTACCAAATTCTTGTTCATAAATCCACCAAGAAATTGTTTCAGTTTTATCATTATATGCAATTTGTAACATTTTAATAATAGCATTTTCCAAATCACTTGAAAATTGTGGGACTAAATGACCATCAAACATTTCATTAAATGTCTTTTGCCATTTTTCTTCTTTTTCATATTGTTTCTTCAATGCTGTAATACCAATTTTTAATAAATCAATTGTTGGTTTTGTCATATATTTTATCTCCTTCTAAATTAATGGACAAAGGATACCATAATTGATATCCTTTGTCAAGAACTATTTTTCTAAAATGAATGTTTCATACAAATCATCAAATAAAATTGGAATCTGTTTATGAAATTCAACCAATACCATTTTCATAATTTCTTGAACTGATGGATGTGCTGCTTTTGCACATCTTAATGAAAATATGTGACGCCACTCTCTGACATTAGCTTTCAGATTTATATTGCACTTCAAACTATGTGGCAAAAGCATTCTCAATTGGTCTGGTTTACATCCTAATTCTGCCATTTGATTGTATGTTGTTTCAATATTGTTCATACAATCTAACCATAAATCATATTCTTTTGTTCCTTCTTCAATATTACATGGTTTAATAACAGTAATTTCATTACCAAATTTACCCTTGCTATAGTTACAATACCGTGTGCTTTCAACAGCAAATGAACAATGTCTATGTCTTGTTAAATCTTTTAAAACACCTGTATCAGCAGTTAAAATTACGTGAATATCAGCAAATTCAATCATTGCTGTGTGACCCATTTCAATTAATTTAGAAATCATTTTTTTAGCAGATTCTGTATCTTCACTAATGTTATCTTCTGTTTTATAACATGTTCGTGCTGCTCTCTCAATTGTTTTAAGAATTTTATTTCCATCAATTTCTGTAATGATTTCAACACTTGGTTCAACAATTTTTACCATTAATTTTCTCCTAATAATTGTTTAATTTCTTTGCTATAATCAAAATGGTTCTTAAATACCCCTACATTTTCTTTCATTAAATGATATAATTTTATTCTAATATAGTTTAATTCACCATTCTTTACACAAATAATATCAGCATTATTATCATAATATATAACATCAACAATTTCACATCCATCAACAGATTTGCCTTTTAATCTTTCAAACAATCCTTTACTATTATGTGTTTCACTTGATACATCATTATTGTTATTATGAACACTACCATGCGGAATATATCTACTATAAGCAGGTGTTGATAACATTGTCAGAATCAAAAACAAACTTAAAATCTTTTTCATTACTTTTCTCCTTCAATGCTATCAATATACACCATTTTAATTTAAATGTCAAGTTCTATTTTAACAGTTTTTCAAAAATTGCTTCTAATACCGGAATAACAATACCATTACCGGCAGTTTTATAAAGTTGAGCATCTGAAATGCCATGAATTTTATCAAATTGTTCATCTTTCCAACCCATAAGTCTATAACATTCTCTTGGTGTCAACTTTCTAATTTTGTAGTTAGAAATGATTTTTTCATTTGATGTTGTTGCAGTAAGAGTTGGTGATAATCCTTCTTCATCATAACATCTATTTGCTTTTTCATATACACCATCTTTTTCTTCAAATGTCATAATACTTTCATCAAACACTGTTGTTTCAATTTTAAGTAATTCTTTTAATTGATTCCATAATTCAGCATCAGGAATAGCAAAACAATCATCTGTTCTAAACCAATGTTCAACTTTTGTTAATGGAATTCCTAATGATTCAGCAATTTGATTATTGGTTAATTCACTAAAACAATTTGGTTCATTAACATTGTTTGTAATTTCTGCCTTTTTACCATTTGGCATATCAAATTCAATAATCTGCTTTGGTTGTTTATAATCTGTTGCAACTAATGCACCCATTGTATTTTCTGTATTATATACAATATCTCTCTGACCAATACTTCTACTTTCAGGTGCAGTTGTCCCAATAATTGATTGACCTTGTGGTTTATATTTAAATCTTTGCTGAACCTTTTCAGACAAATAATATTTGGCATCAACAATTGGTTCTAGGATATCCTTTAATCTAATATTTAATTGTCTTGGTTCAGGAAATACATATGGTTTATGTTCTCCTAAAATAGATACACAAAAAACTCGTTCCCTATTCTGTGGAACCCCAAAATCTTTTGCATTTAGGACTTTATAATAATTAGTATATCCCATATCTTCTAAAACCTTTAACCAACCTTCAAAGTTATGAATATGCTTTTTAGATAATAGGTTTTTAACATTTTCCATTAAAAGATACTTTGGTTTAACTTTTTTAATTATCTTTTCACATTCCCAAAGTAATGATGACCTTGTTCCTGAATCTTTATCACCACCTGCTTGTTGACCAGCAATACTAAAATCTTGACATGGACTTGAATATGTAATCAAATCCCATTGACCTTCAATCATATGTTCAACATCAACCTTATTAATATCTCCTAAATTGATTGTTTCACCATGTATTTGGTTATAAATGCTTTCAGCATACTTATCAATATCACATTGAGTTGATTGATGTTCAATTCCAATGTTTTTAAGTGCTTGTGTTTGACAACCAATTCCACTAAATAATTCTAAAACTTTTAACATTATTTTTGTCCTTCCATTAAACTATAAAATTCTTCTTGTGTTACATTAAATTGTGTTCCATCATACATATTAACTTCAAATATATAATACTGAACCACTTTGCCATCTTCAATAGTATTAAATGGATATTTTTTAAGCATTCTTATATCTTTATAACGATAATAATATTCAATATCATCAATAGCAAATCTTATATATTCACTCATTGCAATCTTTCCCCATTAGTCATACTTTGTAATTGATTTAATACATTTAATGCACCACTCATATTAGTTTGTTGAATATTTAGTGGATTATCTGCTTTAATTTCTTCCATATCTGACATCAATAATGTATCAACATTATATTTTAATTTAATCTTTTTATCTAAACATCCAGCATTTCTTGTTTTAAGGAATTTAAGTTCATATTCCCCTTTTGTCTTCATTGCTAAGTTAGTTTTAACACTAAAAATCAAATCAGCAGTATCTACTTTACCACGACTTCCAGACAATTGGTTGATTTCATATTCCATCTCGGTCATATTATCTTTTGTGATTTGTGATGCTGTTAATACTAATGAATTTTTACCAACACGTGTTCTTTCCCTAACCAATGCTCTCAAATCCTCTGCAATTGCTTTGCCACTAAGGTGCATATTGTTTGGGTCAATTCTTCTATCATTTGGTCTCATAATATCAGCATAATCAACAATAATAATATTAATTTGTTTATTTGTTGCAATTTCTACTTCTTGTAACATTGCTTCAATGTCTTGTGTAGAACATCCATTTGGCATATTAATAATTCTAAACATTCCTGGTTTAATTGACTTTCTTTTATAAACCAATGTATCAATTGTTTTTTCTTGCTTTGTGTTAATTTCACGATATGGAATATTTGATGCCATTGACATAATTCTTTTACCAACTAACTCTTTATCCAATTCAAGAGTGATATATGCAACATTATATCCCATACAGGACATATTCAACCCCATGTTTGCTAATGCCAATGATTTACCACCACCTGATGCGGACACAACATAAATTAAATTACCCCATGAAAATCCACCATCTAACATATCATCAAATGTTTTCCAACCAGTTTTTACTGTTCCCATTTCTATTTCAAGATGTTTTAACCATTCTTCTTGTTCTTCCCAAAATTCAATACCTAAATCTTTTTTAAGAGATATAAGTTGAGCATCTTTAATAATTTTATCAATGCCAGTATTTTGACCTTTATTGACTAAATCTGCTGCTTCTAAAACTGCAATTTCTAATGCTCTTTGTTTGCAAAATGTTTCCACAGAATCCATAACAGATTGTTGGACATTCGGATTTAATGAAATACCTTGAATAACCTTATATTCTATTCTTGATTCATTATTTAATTGTTCAAGCGTTGGTAATGCATTATATTTTGAACTAAACTCCAACAAATATTTAATTGTTTGTTGGAACTTCTTATCAAAATAATTAGGATCTAAAATAGATTTAACCCTTGTAAACACTTGTGCATCTGAAATCATTAATTCAATTAATGTTTGTTGGTCTTTTTCGTCTAATGTTGCCATAAATTCCTCTCTTACTGTTTATAGAGTTTAATCTAAATAATCCACAATTTCAATATTTACATATTTTAAATCATAATTTTTTATAATATTATTCTCAACACTACCTTTACCAATAATATTTAATCTCCAAGGATAATTATCTAACAAATATAATTCATCATCTGTTAAAACATTTTCATCTATTTGAACATCACAAACAATTATTAATTCAGGTATATCTGGGGTTTCATCAACCACAACTTTTGCATTTAGAATTTGAAATTTTGGAACTATATTCTCTGGATTTGGAATATTACCATTATTATAAATAATACCACCAATAATTTCTGTTTCTATTTTTCTCATAATATCAACAGATAATTCTTTTGGATATATTAACCCAGAAACAGTTGGAACATCTAATTCAACTAATATTTTTTCTTTAATTAACATATTATATCCTCTTTACATCAATTGTTGATAATATCATCTTAACCAACTACCCATTTTAATTTTAATTTTATTCTTATCAAATTCTTTATTTTTTATAATATCATAAATTGTATATAATCTTCCATATTTTTTAACAGCCTCTTCAACATCTTTAATTCCTCTACTCCAAGTTGGGAATGAAACACTAAATGGTATATTATCATTTATTATTTGATGTATCAATTTCATACCAGGTTTATCTCTATCTGGGACAACAATTATTTCTGATTCTCCTTTATATTCCATTATTCTCTTTAATTTATCAGGTGTAATTATATTTGATAATATTGATATTCCATCTATCGATAGAGCATCTGCTTGACCTTCAACCAAAATCTGATACTTTCTATCTTTGGTTAAATTATCAAAATTATAAACATAACCTGATGGTATATAATGGATATATTTGTGTTCAGAATTATCATCAATACTTCTTAATGAATATCCAACAATTTTATTAAATTCATAACAAGGAATCAAAAAATTATTTCTACCCTCTGCCCACATTAAATCTGTCCATGATAATAATCTTTCATTTCTACTTGATATATATGAATAAACTTTCTTTAATGTTTGTGATGTTTCACCATTATATAATGATTCTTTAATTGATTTATACTCACTAGGAATATTTCGTATTATTCTTTGTTTAATCTCCTTTTGTAAGTTGTTTAATTGACCATTTCCTGTATTATATTCATCAATCATTTTAAATAATATTGTAATTTGTTCATTTGTTGAACCACAATCTTTTAAAAATTGAATGCATTTTTTGGACAAAAATTTACCTAATGTAAATCCACAACTGAATCTACAATTAAAACAATTATATACAAAACCATCTTCCATAAATTTAACACCTCCACGTTTTTTGGTATCTGGTTTTTCTGTTCTGTAACAACAAACACCATTGAATGATACCTCACCATTGGATTTTTGTTTTTTATCAATTGGTAACAAATCATATATATATTCTAATATAGGATGCATTTTTTTGATTCCATAACATAAAATTTAAACCCAAACACATTATATGATGGGTTTAAATAAATGTCAATAACTAAATTATCGTTGTAATATTCTTTGCTTTAATCTAATTTCGTCTAATTTTTTATTTATAGAAGTATGTTCTGATATATGTCTTGGACTGTGAACCATTTCTGTATATCTCATTGGATAAAAAACCATTTCAACACCTCTACTCCATTTTTTATTTTCTTCTTCGCAAAATTTTTTATTATCAATAATTCTTTCTAATGTAATTTCATCTTCTTCTTTGGTTCTTTGTAATTCTTCATTAATCATGATATTCTCCATAAAGTATATAACACAAACCACCAATATTTATTATTTAAATATTAGTTATCCACATCTCCCAATTCTTCATTTGTTCTGATAATTCTTCTTGTATATCCTTTAAATTATGCAATAATTCTCTATTTGTTGGTATATGTGGTTTAGATAGAAGAACAAATTTTCTACCATCTAACTCTTTATGTCCCTTAGCAACATTGCAAGTTTTACAAGCAGTTACAATATTATCCCAATCTGTTTTTCCACCCTTACACCTTGGGTTGACATGATCAAAAGTTAAATCATGATGAGCAAACTTTTTACCACAATACTGACATGTAAATTTATCTCTTAAATAAACATTATACCTTGAAAACTTTGGTTCTTGTTGTGTTTTAACATATTTCTTTAAAATAGCAGTTTTTGGTAATTTTATTGTTACACCACTAATATCAATAGTTTCATCATATTCCTCTAAAACAGTTAATTTATTTTTAACAACTGCTTTTAAAACTTTTTTCATTGAATTTGTTGATAAAGGATAATATGAGATTGGTCTATAATCTGCATTTAAAATCAACACCTGTTTCCCTAAAATATTACTCATTAACTATCTCCTCTAAATGTATGACTCTCAACTGCATCCCAAAAATCATCATATATACCTAATAAAGTCATATAGTTAGATATTAATTCTTCTTTTACTTCTGTAATTTTGTGTGCATTTTTATCAATAAGTGTGAAATAATTTTCATTGAATTTTTGATATTTAGAAAGAACTAACCATCTTGTTCCATCACAATCTTTCCAAACAGAATCTACATGAACTCTATCAAAATATTTTTTATTCATTATATATTCCTTTCATAAAAAAATCTCACCAATTTCTTGATGAGATTACTATAACATATTAGTTTAGAATTGTCAAGTAAAAAATTAATCTTCGCCGGAATAATCCATACCAATAATTTTATTATCAGTTCCTAAAATTTCATCCATTTCTTCTTTTCTTCTTTTATTCCATACACGGTGCATATTATGTTCTTTTTTAACTCTTGGTTTAACTAAATCTTTTATGTTTTGTCTCATTTGTTCAGTATCACCTTCTTCATTGATGAATGATTCCTCATTATTTACTGTTCTTCTTAATCTAAATGGTGTTCCCGTCCATTTTTCACGTCTATCTTTTTCTAATAATACCCACCCTTTTCTTTCTGATATTACTTTTTCATCAATTTGACCAATTATTACACCATTTCTCCCAATTATTTTACCAGTGTTAGAAACTGAACCAATATAAGAACCATTTACATATACTTTGTTTTTGTTGATGTTTCCAACAATTTCATCATTATAAATTATTGAACCATCATAATCATTATCTATTATATTTAAATTTGCATTTGATATTTTTATATCACCAAATTGAATGTTTATGATTGGTTGTGTTTCCTTTTTTACAATTCTTTTATATAATCTTGGAGGCATATAATCTGTTCTTAAAAAACATTCACCCTCATTAGAATCTTTTGGAAAATATTCACCATATTTCACTTCTTCACATGTTCCTTCTGCTGGTATACCATCAATACCAACTATATTTTCTCTATTTTTTATATGTGTTCCATCTGTAATATAATATTTGCCATTTATATCCAAAAATACATGATGTTCATCATATAATCTGTATGATACACCAGATGTTGTCCAACCATTTTCTTCTGTTCCATCTTCCCCTTCTGCTTCTTTAAGTATATCATCAACTTGGTCTTGTAATTTATCATCTTGTGTGTTCTCTTTATCAAGACCACCACCACCATTTATATCACCAGGATCAACATAAAATCCATCTTCTCCACCAGTAGTATTATTATCATTAAATAAATCTGAATATTCTGGGGAGTTCATTATTGGTTTGCATTTAATTTTCCATAAATGATAGTGCCATTCTGGACCCCAACCATTTTCATCTCTCAATGATTCTGTTACAACATAAAATTTATTTTGTGCTTTATCAGAACCCAAAACATCTAAATCTCTTTGCCAAGTTAATTCTAATACATCACCAACTATAAGTTTTCTACCCAAAACTGCAACCATTGAATTATAATGTAAACTAAATTCTTTTGTATCTCCATCTAAAATTGATATACCTGCATAACTCCAACTAAAATTGGGTGGATTCATTGTTGTTGTTGCCCATAAATCATATGTTGTGTGTGAATATTTCCTTTTATTATTTTCATTTAATACAACATCACCAATAATTGATTCATTTGTTGATGTTATATCAACAATAGACCCATCATTTTTAACAACACCAATTAATGGATATACATTAATTAAACAACCACCCATTTCTATAAATGTTTTAGTAACATTATCTATATAATTATAATTATTGTGTCTATATTTTTGAAATAAATGATATTTTGTTGTCATTAAATAGTCCTATTAAAATATTATATAAAAATATTTATTTTAAAAAACCCACTAAATAGTGGGTTAAATTATTATGATTTTGATATACTTAAAATATGTTGAAGTTCCTCATTTAATGAACACTCATCAAATTCTTCACCAGTTGTTTTAGGTTCAGAAATCATCTCTTGTGGAAAATTATTTATTTTTCCACCAAATTGTCTATGAATTTTAATAAGTTCTTCATATCCACTATTATATTCTTTTTCAACTTCTTTTGATATATAATCATACAAATCTGATAATGTTAAATCATCCATACCATCATATGAATAATAATAACTTTCTGAATCATCATCATAATATTTATCGGCATTATTTTCTATAAATTCTTCTATATCTGTAAGTTTAGAAATATAAAATCTTACACCATCATAATAACCGACATTAACAGCAATACATGCATATGGTGTATATAGACTTGATGAGAAGAAACCATCTCCATCATAAACATAATCTGGAACATTATTTCTACTAAATTGTGGATAGTAATCCTCATCATAATATTCTTCATTTTCTTCATCATATTCGGGCAAGAAATCTAATGTTGGACCATCTATATATCTGAAATTTCTTGAACCTTCTTTTAGAATTTCTTTACCCTCTGTTAATACAAGTATTTCTTTTATAGAATTTCTTATTTCATCAAAATTCATTAAATTACTCCGGCAGCTCTTAAACATTCATTTATTTCATCATCAATGTTTTCTTCAATTGGTTGTAAATAACCATCTGTTGAATTTGTTCCATCTGGACTAATGTCTTCACCATATTCAGACTCATCATCAACAACTGCTTGTAAATAACCATCTGTTGAATTTGTTCCATCTGGACTAATTTGTGCCTGTGATGGATTTGCTGTCATCAATGACCCTGCAACTGCTGCACCGGCAACTGCATTTTTTGCAAATTTACCCACTTTTTTCAAACCATCTTTGAAACCTTCTTCCAAATCTTCATCTTCTGGTCTCCACATAGATGATTTTGCATATGATACAATATCATCACCTTTATGTGGATTTCTTGTTATTGGGTCAGTATTTTCGTCTAATTCTTCTTCGCTATCATCTAAGTCTACTTCTGATGGTTCAACTTCTTCCAAGTCACCTTCTCTTGAATCTAAATATCTCCAATCATGGTTGCATAACCATCCCATATCTTTTTCACATCTCATTTCAGATTCAGAAAATTCTTCTCCACACCACGAACATTCATGTGTTTTTTCAAAATCATCATCATAATCTTTTTGTTCATCTTCTGATACAGAATTATCTTCAACAGATTCTTTTACATCTTCTTTCTTTTCTTCTTTATTTTCTTCAGTTTTTTCTTCTTTATTTTCTTCTGTTTGTGAGGAATATTTTGCTTTAACTAATGTTTCTTTAGATGTTGCCTCAACATCAGTTACTTTTGGTTCATCTCCTGATAAAGCAGGTGAATCACTTTTTGGATTAGAAACTTTATCATCAAAAGAACCATCCAATGTTTTATCTGGTTCATATTTAAATTCACCATATTTTCCACCAAGTGTCATACACTTTTTATCAACACCTGTTTCTTTTGTATTAAAGGATGATTTTTCTAATGTTTTCCAACCTGTTGGTTTAGAAATTGTTGGTAATTCTACTGTTTTTTCTAATGCAGGCAATGTTGAACTTTCTTCTAGCATTTCAATATTATTGATTTTATCATTGTGTTGTGTTAAAAAATTCATAAACTGAGTATCTGATTTAAATTCAACCAAATAATCTTTATTTAAAGCATTAATTTTTACTTTCATCATTATATCTCCAAAAAATATTTCATATATAACAATATTTATGATTATTTTTGACAAATATATATTTTTCATTTATAGTATCATTATATATTATATGGAGATAAAAATGATAAATTTAATATCAACAATTAAAAAACTCAAAGAAACAAAGAGAGAGAATTATTTTTTTATGAGACGAAGAATTGAAAAGGGAAATGGAAAGAAAACACTTGGTTGGATTTTACAAAAAGATAATTCAATTACTGTTTTTGAAAATAAAAACTTTGATGTATTAAAATCTATTAAAAATCAATTGGAGAATGAAAGTGCCAAAACCATATCAAATATTTAAATCTGCTATTTTAGATGTTTCTGATTATGTTCATTATGGGGTTAAAGTTGATGACATAGAACAATTATTAGATAAGTTTATTAAACCAACAAAAAAAAGTATATATAGATTGGTAGATGGTTTTATGTCATATGAAATAAGAACACTATATGAAGATGATAATGATGTTATTGACCTATTAGATAGTGTTGTTAAAGAATTGGATATTTTATTAGTAAATAGTAGAGAATCAAAAGTTATATTTAATTAGGAGAATTATTATGAGTATTTTTGATGAAAGAGTATTTAAACAAGATGAAATGATGTCAATTAAGGTTGTAATTGAGGATGTAATCCAATCATTAAATTCTATAAATGATTTAAATGAACATATGAAAGAAAACATAAAAGGATTATGTGACAAACTAAATGAACATGTTGAACATAATGGTCAAAAAATTAAACCATCTGTTATTATGAAAATGGCAAAAACAAAAATGAAAGAAGACATTGATGTTCAAAAAGATAAACTATCAGAGGTTGAGGTTGGTCTTGAATTAGTTTATGGTAAATAAATTTTAGATAAATATACCATATTTATGATACATTTAAGGGTTATTTAACCAATAACCCTTAAATTTTTTAATAAGGAATTTAAATGCAAATAGTATTAACAAAAAAATGTTATGATAATATTTTGGATAAATTAAATGTATTAAAAAACATTGAACAACCAAAAATGAGTAAACATATTGATGAATGTAGAACAATTGGAAGTTTAGATGATAATCCAGAATACTATCAATCTTTAGAAGATATGGATAGATTAAATAAAAAAATAGATGAATTAGTATCTGTCCTAAATTCTTGTAAAATTTTTACACCAGACATGATAATTGATGATACAGTTATGTTTGGAACCACTGTTAAATTTATAAATTGTGAAACAAATGAAGAAAAACAATATACATTAGTAAGTATATATGATAGTGATGTATCAAGTGGGTTTATATCTATAAACTCTCCTTTTGCTAAGGAAATGATTGGTTTACATACAGGAGATATATTTACATTTAATGATATTGATTATGAAATAACTAACATATGTTCTTTTTTCCAAGAGTAGTCAAAAACTCTCTTTTACTTCTATTATAATAATCAAGTGTTAATGTTAATTTAGCTTCTAAACGTGAAATATCTTTAAAGTATGTCATCTGTTGTTTCATAAAGTTTATTTTATCTTTAAACCTAGAAACATCTTCTTCTAATTTTATTATATTTCTTATTTTTGCATCATTGTGTAAATTATCAATTATATACTTTGCCATATCTTGATATTTTATTTTAGAATATAATTTTTTACCATCATGTATTCTATAAATTGAATAATAACGTCTTTTATCTTTGATTATTTTATGTTTTTTATATATAAAATTTACAGTTGTTGATATTCCCTCTGTTATCGCCTTAGATAACATATATTCAACAACATTTGCTGTTGTATCATCTGTTAAAATTTTCTCTTTTATATATTTGTAATTTTTCATACAAATATTTATATTTGTATTAATCAAAAAGTGGGAATTTTATTTCCCACTTTATATATTATCTAATTAAAACATTTTATAAGTTTCATTAAATTCTTCACCTGTTGTTTCAGGTTCTTCTGATCCAGACATATTATCAACTTCTTTTTTACAAATTTCATATATTTCATATAAAAAATCTTTAATTTTATTATCAGGAACATGTCGTAATAAATCATAAACAGATTCTTGATATACTGCATCCCATGTTGCATCTGAATTATATGAACGCTCATACACATTAAAATCATCACTTTCACGTGCTGCATTAAAAATTTCATCACGTAAACGAGTGTATAAATCATCATAATCTCTTGGAGAATTATAAGAATTAGTATATTCACCTAACTTATCTAATATATCGTTTTTTGTATCCTCATCCCCATAATCATGTTCTGAACATAATTTCTTAAGAAATTCAATTATTTCTTTTGTATCATCATCTATATTCAATTCTTCATTATTCATCTCATCAGACTTTATTTCATTGTTTACACTTATATTAGAATTATAAGATTCATCACCATCCCAAGCTGGTTCATTAACTTCATCTGATTCTTCGTTTGTTCCAACGTTCTCAATTAAACATTTATACATATCTTCAAAAACATCATTTGCAGAACTATCATAATAATATCTATCCCAAAGATAACCATAAGTATTATCATTAATATTATCCACGGTTGCATCATAATCTATTTCATCTTCATCATAAACATCAAAATCACCATCTTCTACAGCACAATCCCTAGCAAGACGATCGAATGATTCAATTTCATTTGAATACTCATCATTTACAATATTTGCATCAAAGAAATCATTATCAATAAATTTCCTCATAATATCATTGACATCATTATTATTATTTTCCAACTCTTTACTAAGAAAATTATAAATTTTTAATTCTATATCATCCTCATCTTGATAATTAGATTCTTTCAATCTTTTTTTACCATTATAATTTTTCCATGCTTTACCATATAGATATTTTTCATATCCATCACCATATCTATCTTTAAATTTCTTTTTATTTTTTCTTATCCAGGTTTCTGAATCTTTATCAGGTGGTGCAACCTCTGTTAAATCTGCAGATTTTAATTTTCCATTTCTACCAACAGTTGAATAATATAATTTACCTGTTTCTTTTTCTTTCTTTCTTCTTAAAAGTCCCTTAACTACCATAGATGTTGCAACAGTTTGTAAAAATTCAGGCAAATCTTCTTTATATATTTTTTTACTTTCTTTTGTCTTTTTATAAACTTTCATTTCATCATTGGTTAAATTTCTTAATATACCATTGATTTTCACACATTCAAATGATTCAAATAATATATTTGATATTTTCATAATATCCCCTTTTAATTACTTCTCAACTTTTATTGAATTTGGATCAACCAATGTTATTTCATTTGTCATTTTATCTTTAACAAAGTAATTACCTGATTGTTCATCTTTATTTACAATCTCTTGGTTGTTAATTATTTCCATTGAATCATCATCAACCACTGATATTTCTTTCTTTGAATTCATTATATCTAACAACTCTTTATTTCTTTCTGAATCTTCTAAAGATGTTGGTTCTTTTTGTTCAGAATTTGGTTGGATTTTTGGATTTAATGGATTTGACATAACATCTTCCATTAATATATCCATCTCATAACATGAATATCCTTCTAATAATTTGTATGAAATATCTTCATCATACAAAATTTCATCAACAGTTTCAATCATAACATCTTTGTCAAATGTTTTAACAAGTGCATTATCAACACTTAAATAATACTTTCCTTCATTAAAAAAATATCTTAATTGTTTTCCATTAATTTTAGATGAACATTCCATATCATTTAAAATGCTTTCTTTAAACAATTTGGAATCAAATGTTTCTTTTACTTTTTTCTTATTTCTTTTAATTGTTTTTCCAATTGGTTTAGAAAACCCACTAACATTAGAAACACAAGTTGCACCAGCAGAACATGTTTCATCTAATTGTTCATTTAATTCATAGTCACTGATAATTTTTTTCATTTCATTATCAATAGGATCAACCTTTACATATGTTTCAGTTTTTTTTGTTTCTGGATTATAAACAGAGACATTATAATATTTAACTCCCCTATTAGAGATTACATCAATTACTTTCCCTTGTAATTTTTTATCACCCCACATGAATCTAGTAGTGTCTCCTACTTCAAATTCAGGTTCATCATAATCATAATTAACAGATTCATCAAATTCTTCGCCAGTTGTTTCAGGTTCTTCATCTTTGTTATCTTCTTCTTGAAAAATATATTTTAAAACCTTTCTTAATTCATCAATATTTTCAATTTCTATATCGAATGTTGATGAACTAATACCACCAGATAATTCATCTAAATAATTATAGATATATTCAATAACAAATGTTGATTCAAATAATGCATCTGTAATATCTCTATCACTAAAATCATCAATTGTATCACCTTCTCCAAGAATAAAACAATCTTTTAATTCATCGATGGTCATGGATATAGTTGTTGAACCTTCTGTTGGTAATGAAGGATCATATTCATCATAATCCCACTCAATTGTGTCAATTTCAACATTAACATCAAATTTAAAATTACTATTATTATCAAATGATTCCATTACAGATTTTACATTTTTTACAGATACAATTTTTGTTTCTGCTTTTTGTTTTAATTCACTTAATTTATTTGTTTGTTCAATATCTGTTGACAATGTTATTTTTGCATCAATACTATCAATTAACCCTTTAAGAATATCTGGGTTTGTTGTATTATTAACAACCTTTTCTGTTGTAGAAATAAATTGTGTTATTTCAGGGTCAGCAGATGATTTTTGTATAGGTTCTTTAACTTCTGTTGTGTCATTTTTTACTTCTTCATCTTCTAATACTTCTTTCAATAATTTAAATTCTGAATCTAATGTGTTTTTATACACTGGATATACTTTATTAGAATATGAATCTTTTATATCATAATACTTACCGTTAACTTTATCTATAACATATGTATTTCCATTTTTCTTATACATAAGTTTTTGACCAACCTTATACTCTGATTCATTTGAAGAATTTTCATTAAGAGAATCTTTAACTTCAACTGGATGGTAAATTGTTGTTCCTTCATAATTATTTAACCATTTTGCTAATTTTAATGCTTTTTTATATCCTGATATAATTAAAGCATCATTTTTATCACCAACAATGTGTTTTTTATCTTTGGACAAATATGCACCATTAGAATCCATTTCAATTCTATATTGTTTATTGTCTTTTTTAAACCAATCTTTGATACCTTCATTTATTTTTACACCATCTTTTGTTCTCTTTGGATATTTTTGTTTTTTAACTTCATACCAAGAATGGTCATAAACAGTTTCTTCTTTTAATTTTCTTTCAAATGGTTTCTTGGAAATATGTTCTCGTAATTTTTCATATGAACCATTGTATAAAGATTCTGTTAATTGAAATAAATTATCTCTAATTGTTTGTGGTTCTAATGTTTCATTCAACATTGACATAAAATTGATATAATCATTGATTTCTAAATTCAATGATTCAACTAAATTATTTAATTCTTTTTCTGATGCAACATTTAATGCTTTAAAAATATTTTTCATATCGTGATCCTATAATTATAATATATAAATTATTTATTCATTAAAGAATATATAAGAAAAGAGAACCTAAAAAAGGTTCTCTTTATTTTTTATTTGAATAAATTATTCTATAAATTATTCAGCATCTTCAACTAATGCACCAATTGTTGAATCAACTGTAACTGAACTAAACAATTTTGTTGTTCCATCAACTGCTTTAGCATCACCAAAGATTGCTGTAATATCAGCAATTGCATCATCTTCTAATGATTTAGCAGAAACTTGCATATGACCACGAGCACCATAAACCCATGTTTGTTCTAATGTGAAAGTAACTGTTGAACCAGCAACTTTTGTGATGATTGGTTGAGCACCATTAGAACGTAAGATTTCCAAAACTCTCAATAAGTCTCTTTGACCTTCTTCACCTTCTAATGAAACACCAGCTGTTAATGTATAAGTTTGAGCAGCACCATTTAAAGCAGTAAATGCTGCTGGAATTGTGAATAATTTATCACTTGCGTAATCTACCATAGTTTTTCTCCTTAATTAATGTGATACAAAATATTTTGTATCTAATACTATTTATTATAGTAATATATTTTACTTTACAAAATATTTTGTATCAATATTATTTTTATTGTTTTTTACTATTAATATATTCAATGATTTTTTCAATTCCTTCATCAAAGGATATCATATCATGTGTATTATATGAATTATAATGTGTAAAACCAATTTTTTTCAATTCAACTTGTCTACCATTTGAAAGCAAGGCAACTTTTAAATATTTTGTATCACCATATTTTCCATCATTGTGCATTTCATAGAATGGATTTTTATATGTTATTATGATTTCTAAATCACCTTTATATATATTGCTAGATGAATCTTCTAATATCCAAATGTTATTCAATATTTTTATTTTTTGTGGTACAAATTTATTTCTATTGTTTATAAACTTAACCATATCTTCATTATTTTGAATATTTAATAATTTTGATTCAGAATATTTTATTAAACGCTGTGTTAAATTTGATTTCAAATCATTTATATAATTTATATATGCAATAGTACCATTTTGTGGTTTATATTCCATACCAAACCTTGATTCCTTTCTTCCTTTTTGTTTTTCTTCTTTTTTATCATCAACCTTAATTATTAAAACATCCCAATTTTTCTTTGCATTTGGATTACTATTTATAAATGATTCGACAGTTTTACTGATTTTGTTTCTAACAGCAACATCATTATGTGTGTTATATGTTGTAGAACCATTTAATTCTGATTGAACATATGGTAAATCAGCACCAATATCAGACCAATGCAACATATAATCCCCACCAGATTGTTTTTTTATCATCAATAATTGTCTTTTATTACTTCTTATAATAATACTATAAATTGATGGGTCTTCTAATAAAACATCTGTTAGATATTTCCAAGTATGTTTTCTTACATTTGGATCATCACTCTTTAATTTATCAACATAAACTTCAGAATCAGGTGTTATTTTTGTTCGTGAATTGAATAAAATAGTATTCAACAAACTTTTATGTATCTTGTTTAAATTTCCATAAGATTCAAATAATTCCATTATAATACTCCTAAAATATATTCTTCAATATCTTCACCATATTTTTTCTTTAATTCATCAATAATACTTTGGTCTGGATTATTAATGTATTGAATATTATATGGATTTTTTCTTATCATCATTCTTTGAATTTTTGTTGGTATGTTTTTAAATCTTCCAATTATATGCAAACTTTTACCATTAACAATTTCTTTAAGCATATTAAATGATACAAGATTTTCATTTTTTAACATCAATTCTATCATACTAGGATATGATAACCAATTTGATTTATAAATTGTTTCAAGTTGTTGTGGACTTGTTAATGTTAAATTTTTATAATTTTGACCAATAATATTAGATAAATTATTTCTGATACAAATATCAGTTACAAAAGCATCAAAGATGTTTGGTAAAATACTTCTTATATCATTATTCAAATGTTTATCATTAATTGCTCTCAATATAATTTCTTTATTTTTTGTTGGTATTTTATTCCATATTGCTTTCAATTCTTCCTGTGATTCTCTACTATAATTTCCAGAAACCAATATATCAGTATTATAATCAAATAATTTTGATAATTTTGATGGTGATAATGACACCAATACACTTGGTTTTTTCAATATAATTTGTGTTACATTATCAATATTTTTCTTATTAATAATCTCAATTGGTGAAGAAAATTTACCAGATACATTTAATTTTCTCAACACTTCTGATTTTTTAAAACCATTGTATTCTTTTTCATCAACCAATTTACCAATTTTAAGAATTAATTTCCAAAGTTTTTTAATATATGATTTTATTAATGCAGCGTCTGAACCATCATTAATAAAATTTCTTGGACCACGCCACTCTATTGTTCCTGCTTCTGGGTGGATTCTCATAATTAAATATTTTTCATTTGTTGATAAATTCAAACTCCAATCATCAAACGACCCATTTACTTTTAATTTTTCAAACCAACTATCATTTGCATAAGAACCATAAAATTTAATTGGTTCTCCATCTTCAACTTCCATTTCAGATACTTCTTGTCTTAATTCACTATCATTAGCAATACAGAATAATATCCATTTAACATCATTACGGGTTATATCTTTAAATGATATATGTGTATGAAAACCACAACTATCATTTGTTTTAACACCAATATCTTTTAAAGATGATAAAAATTTATTAATTCTATTCATATTTGTTGGTGTGAAAGGTATAATTGGTGAACCATATTCAAAAGTCCAAGCATGACCAGTACTATTGCAACCACGTGTATCTAATGATCCATCTCTTTCAATTTTTCCATCACCAAGACCCAATGATTTATTTAACATATCTAATAATGCTTTTGAACCACCACTTGGTGAATCAGAACTGTGATAACCTGGTAAATAACCTCTATTTTCCAATTCTGGTATATCACTATCACAAACACCCTCCAATTCAAACCCAATTGAGAATTCTGTTGATAATTTTGCTTCTTCAAGCATTTCTTCTTCTTTTAGTATTTTATATGGATTTAAAATATCTAATACTTTCATTATAAACACCTTTATATAATAATTTACTATAATATTATTTATTATTCCATACCCAAACCTTATTACCACAGTCATAGATTCTATAATAATCTCTGGTGTGCATTATATCTACTTCTGATTCACCATTAAATCCTTGTTCAAGTAACTTATGTTTCTGACATTGATATCGTGTCAATATATTATTGTGATTACACCACACATAGTTTGGTTCACTAATTCCTTGTAAAGTCATTCCCAATGTCTTATATAAATTACCTCTTGTATGAGCAATATTACTATAAGATATGATTGAAACTGGTTTATAATTATTAATAA